ATGGGGACGATAACGGCGCGGCCGCGCAAGGGCGGCGGGGTTGGGTATACCGCGCAGATCAGGATCAAGCGCGAAGGAAAGGTAGTCTATCAAGAAAGCCAGACCTTCGACCGCAAGCAGACTGCCCAGGCTTGGGTAAAGCGACGGGAGACGGAGTTGGCCGAGCCCGGTGCGCTCGAGCGGGCGAATCGGAAGGCGCTGATGCTGCGAGATATCATCGACCAGTACCTGGAGGAGTACGAACGGATTCGGCCCCTGGGCAAGACCAAGCGTGCAACATTGAAAGCGATTGGTAGCACCTGGCTGGGTGACTTGACCGATGCCGAGGTGAACAGCCAGCGGCTGGTAGAGTTCGCGACCTGGCGGATGGGGCCAGAGGGCGGCGGCGTGAAGGGGCAGACCGTTGGCAACGATCTGGCTCACCTTGGTGCGGTGCTGTCGGTGGCCAAGCCGGCCTGGGGCTATGGCGTTGACCCGCACGCGGTTGGTGATGCGCGCAAGGTGTTGCGCAAACTCGGGGTGCGCACCAAGAGTAAAGAGCGCGATCGGCGGCCTGCGGCGGATGAACTGGATAGGCTGCTCGAGCATTTCTTCGATATGCAGAAGCGTCGCCCGACCTCCATCAACATGCCGAAGGTCATCGGTTTCGCCATTTTCTCCACGCGGCGTCAGGAAGAGATAACGCGTATCCGATGGGCCGACCTGGATGAAAAGAGGCAGGCGGTACTGGTTCGCGATATGAAGAACCCTGGCCAGAAGATCGGCAACGATGTGTGGTGCCATCTGCCGGATGAGGCCTGGGCGATTCTGCATAGCATGCCGAGGCAGTGTGAGGAAATCTTCCCCTACAACAGCGACTCAATCTCCGCTTCGTTTACTCGGGCGGGCCAGTTTCTTGAGCTGGACGACCTATGGTTTCACGACCTTCGGCATGACGGCGTGAGCCGGTTGTTCGAGATGGACTGGGATATCCCGCGGGTAGCCAGCGTGTCTGGCCACCGGGACTGGAATTCGCTACGGCGTTATACCCATCTGCGGGGGCGGGGCGACCCATATGCCGGCTGGCATTGGTTGGAGAAGATAATAGCGGCGCCCGTTGAGTTGGGCGCCAGGGTGGATAGTGCGGAGCAGTGATCAGCTGGCCCGCTTGTATCGGCCGTGGAGCTTGTCATTCTCAGCCACGGCCTTGCGCCGCTGCTCGTCGAGGTAAGCCGCCAGGTCGGTGAGATGCACACCCTTGGCGGCCTTCTGGCTGCCCTCGATGCGGACCACCGGGAGATCGACCTCGCCAGTTGCCACCTTGCGCTGGAGTTTGTCCGGCGTCAGGTGGCTGAAGTAGTCCGCGCACACCCTTTCGAGCGGGATGATCGCCTGACCGTTGTACTGCGCCATCAGCAGAAAGGCAGTGTTCATCGCCGCTTACCTCCCTTGCGATTTTTCCTCGTGCCGCCGTGGCTGGTGAGCCGCCCGCTGATAAAGGTGGCCAGGTCACCGATCTCGGCTTTGATGCCGTTGATGGTGGTGGCCATGATGGCGTTGACCTCCGCTACGGTGGCGCGCTGGATGGTGCGGGAGTTGTTGATGTGGGTGCGGCCGTCCGGGGTTTTGACGCACCATTCCATGGTCCAGCGCTGCGGTGCGCGGGGCAGGGCGCCACTGACTTGGGGTCGGTCGTTGGGGAGTTCGGTGCTGAAGAAGATTGAGCACGTCATGCCGCTTCCTCCCCAATCTGCTGCTGGCCGAGGTTGGCGCGCACGAGGGCTGCGGCGACGGGTGGGCAGACGCTGTTGCCGCACATGCGGACCTGGGCGGCTTTGCTGAGCTTCTTGCCGCCGGCGGTGCGGTCGTGGATGTAGTCGGCCGGGAAGCCTTGGGCGGCGAACAGTTCGTGCGGCTCGAGCATGCGCATGCCGATGTCGACGATCTCGTAGGGCTCGCCCTTGATCATGACCAGTGCGTGGCGGTCCTTGGTGGTGACGGTGTGCAGCGGGTCCTGCAGCGGCTGCCCTTCGCCGTGTCCGTAATACTTGAGCAGGAAGGCACGCACTTCGCCCACGTGGCCGCCGCCGGCGGTAAGGGTGGGCATGGGTTCGGTCACAGCCTGGCTGTGCTGGTTATTGCGCAGCTTCACCAGGTGGCTGGTCACCAGCGCGTTGTGGTCGACGGTGGTGGCGGTTGGCAGCGGGCGTTCCATGCTGCTGCCCGGGCCGGTGTAGTTGCCGCCGTAGTGCTTGGCGAGGAAGGCTGCGGCCAGTCCGATCGGTGCCGCGCCGCCGGGCTTCTTGATGAAGCTGTTCGCCGTGACGGTTGCCAGCGGGGCTTCGACCGATGAGCCGCGGTCATTCGAGCGGAACTTGGTGATAACCGGTGCTACCAGCGCGAAGTGCCCGCCTTTCACCTGGGCGCAGATGGTGCGCAGCGGTGCATCGGCCGGCATGTTGCGCTGGGTGCTGCCGTTGGCGTGCTCGGTGATGAAGGGCGCCATGCCCTGAACAACGAAGGGCTCGTTCGATTCGATCACATAGCGCTGAATGCCACGCGCAATCCGCCGCAGGGTGTTCTCGGCCAGCGGCTTCTTGCGGGTAAAGATCGACGGGCAGGGTAGCGACCAGTCGATGATCTCCGCGGCGGTGCGCCATGGCTTGAGGCGCTTGGCCTTGACGGCTTCGCTCGCCGGGTCGCCGTGGGTGGGCTCCGGCCAGACGATGGGCTGGCCGTCGCGGCGGGCGATCAGGAACAGGCGCTTGCGGATGGTGGGGGCGCCGTAGTCGCATGCGCGCAGCTCGCGCCAGTCGACCTGGTAGCCGAGGCGCTTCAGGGCGTTGGTGAAGCTGGCGAAGGTGCGACCCTTGTTCTTAGCGCAGGGGCGACCGTCAGTGGCCAGCGGGCCCCAGGTCACGAACTCCTCGACGTTCTCCAGCATGATGACCTTCGGCTTGACCGTGGCGGCGTAGCGGATGGCGACCCAGGCGAGCCCGCGGATCTCCTTCTTCACTGGGGCGCCGCCCTTGGCCTTGCTGAAGTGCTTGCAGTCGGGGCTGAACCACGCGAGGTCTACAGGCTTGCCGTCTGCGATCACGCGCGGGTCGACCTCCCACACCGATTCGCAGAAGTGGCGGGTGTGCGGGTGGTTGATGTCGTGCATGGCCACGGCTTCGGGGTCGTGGTTGACGGCGATGTCGACCGGTCGGCCGAGGCCGAGCTCTATGCCAGTGGACGCGCCACCGCCGCCGGCGAAGTTGTCGATGACCAGGCCGTGGAAGTTCATCCCGGCTTGTGGGTGGATGCGATAGAGGTTGTTCATGGTTGTGCTGTGTCCGTGCTAACTGCTGCTGGTGGGGCGGCAGGGGGTTATTCAGGCGCCTTGGTAGGGCGCCTCCCATAGGTGTCGGTATTCCTCTTGCCTCAAGCGCGAGCAGGTCGTGTGGTTGCCTTGAGAGCGGTGACGGTTGCAGAGGTCGCACGCGCCGTTCATTTCGCTCCCGCGCAAGATGCCGAGGACATTCCTGTAGGAGGACGGGCGGCAAGGCCGGGGCTGGGTTATGTCGCGCCTCGCTGGACATGGTGGCCAGGTGCCCGCAAGCTCAACCGTTTCATGTCTGGACGGAGCTTTAACAAATGATGCTGCGCGACCTTCCCCAGCGGATGAAGGAAAGAACTCTTTGGGCTCTCTGGGGACTGATGCTTGGCGGAGCAGTCTTGTGGCTTTTGGTTGGCTCGGTTGCTTATTGGGTAAAGCACGGCCTGCTGCCAGCAGATACAGCGGGCTGGGTGCAAGCCTTGGGGGCGCTGCTGGCGGTGACCGTTGCCATTGCAGTCCCTGCCTGGCAGAAATGGCATGATATGCAGCGCGCGGCTTTGAATGATCGGCGAAGGCGAGTCGAGTGTGTAAGCGCGGTCCTTTCGTTGACTCAGGACCTGTTGTCCCATTTCGAGTTGACAGCGCAACGCCTTACGGGCGATCACGGAGGTTATATAAATAGACGAGCGCAAGTGATTCAGCTTCTTGCTCGTACTTGTCGCAGTTGCGTTGATATTGACTTGCTTGCGTTCGGGAATGAAATGGTCCCGTTTGTTCTTCGCATCAAGAGCACCGCGTTGTATGCCGAGCAGGCCGCAAGTGAATCGCATCCTCATCTGTACCAGTATGGGGATGTTAAGTGGGAACTTGTAAACAGGATTAAGGGATTGAAGAAGCAGGAAGCGGAGCTCAGCGAGTACGCCATTGCTCTCGAACGATATTAAGGGAGCTAGCTCCCCGATTCCATTTGGGCGCGTTTCATAGCAATCAAGCGGTAAGCTTTCCATAAGCATTCCCTTACATGCACTGAGGCGCAGGCTGGCCTGCGTGCACTTCATCGACGCGTTCCCAGGTACTGAGGGCGCGGGTGCGGTGGGTTGTTTGCAGCAGCTCCAGCAGCTTGCTGTGGTACTGGATGCAGGCGTGGGTGCTGGTCCATTCGGGCAGCCGATACGGCACTGGCGTGACGCCCTCCAGGCACGGCCAGCGTTCGCTGTGCTCGGGCATGAGGTCGCGGCGTTCGGTGGCGAGGGCGACCATGTCCGCTTCGTGTATGCAGGCCGGTAGCTCGGGCTCGAGGTTGAAGCGCTCGCAGATGGCCAGCCAGATGCCGTTTTCGATTGAGCTGTAGTCCGGCAGTAGGGCCTTGAGCGGGCGCACCATGTCGCCGACGTAGGCTTCGGTGGTGTCGTGCAGCAGGGCGGCGAGTTGGTGCTCGGCCGGTACGATGCTGGCGACCAGCAGGCTGTGCTGCGCTACCGAGTAGTGGCGGCTGGTGTGGCCGTTGAAGCGGCAGATGTTGGCCAGCGCATGGGCAATGTCGAGCGTGGTGACCTGGCTGGCCTTGGGCATGAGCAGATCGAAGCGGCGGCCGGTGCGGGTGAGAATCCAGGTCATGCCACCACCCCCAGCACGGGAAGGCTCTGCCAGTAGCGGTCGTGCAGCTCGCGGGCGACTTTGGCGAGGCGCCGGCAGGCTTGGGCCTGGTCGGCGGCTGTCAGGTTGGCGAAGAGGTCGGCGGCAATGCTGAGCTTGGCGGCCATCGTGGCCAGGTCCGCGGCATCTTCTTCGGTTAGGGCGCGGGCTTCGGCGGTGGCGTGCTTGGCCTTGCAGGCATCCAGCTCCTCGGTCATGCCCTCAAGTGCCTGGGCGGCATTGAGGCGGCAGCTATCCAGATCGCGCTGGATGCGATGGGCGCGCTCACGCAGGTGGCCGATCTGCTCGCGGTAGTTGCCGAGCGCTTGAGTGAGGTGCTCGCGGGCCTTGCGGCGGCCTTCTGCGTAGCCCAGGCCGAATACGATGGCCATGCCGGCGACGGCGCCGATGAAAGCGAGTGCCTGATAGGTGGTGAAGTTCATGTGCTGTGTCCCCTGTGGTTGTGCCGCCGGCTGGTGAGGCCGGCGGGTTGTGGTTTAGGCGCCGAGCTGGAAGGTGCCGATGGTGAGCGGAACGAAGCCGCCGACCTGCTGCTCCAGCACGCCCTTGAACTCACGGGCGAACTCTTCGCGCTGGGCTTCTTCGGCCACCCAGCGCAGCTTGAGCACGGGCGCATCGCTGCCGGTGATGACGGACAGGCGCAGGGTGATGGTGGCGGGCTGCAAGCCTTCGAACGGCACCGTGGTGAACTCGAAGCGGGTGGGCAGGGTTTCCTGGCTGCGGGCCTCGATTTCATCCATGGCGCTGCGGGCGTGGTTGAGGTCGCCAACAGTGCTGTCGCGCTGGCTGGTGGCCTTGATGGTCATCTTACGGATGCCGGTGATGGCTTGGGCGGTGTTCAGTTTTTCATCGCCAGCGAAGGCGGTGATGTTGGGCGCCCAGTCTTCGAGGAATTCGGCCAGCTGCTGCTGGTCGAGCCGCTGGCCTACTGCGGCGAGCAGGGCCTTGTAGGCGGCGGTGGGCTTGAGGGTAAGGGTGGCGGTGTCGTCGCCGTGGCCGGCCAGTTGGTCATTGCCCAGGTTGAAAATGATGCTGCAGGACATGCGGTCCTGGTCGATAAAGCCGCGGGCGCCGTCGCCGTCGCGGGCCTCGACGTAGCGGGCGAAGTCGTGAAGGGCGTGGGTGTTGAGCGTGCCACGGAAGCGGGCGCGGTACTCGGCGTAGCGCTCGAGGTTGTGAATGCTCATGTCATCCGGCAGGGCAATCGTCGGCACCTGCTGGTGTGGCATGACGCCAAGGGCGGCGATAGCGTTGGCTTCGATGTGCTGGATGGTTTCTTTCGTCAGTGACATTGCGTTGCTTCCTTGGTGAGTGATTTGAGTGTTGCTGGGTCAAAGGCCGGCTCAGACTTCGCGGGCGATTACGGGCGCTTCCTCGCGGCTGAACATCTGCGCGGTCGGGTCCGTCTGGAACAGTTCGAGGCCGTTGGCGGTGACGTACATGGGCGTGTCGAGGGCAGTGTCCTCGCGCTTGCTGCCGCGCTTGGTGGGCTGGGTGAAGTCCAGCTTGTGGTTGATCTTCACCTGGTTGCTTTCGCCGATCTGGCTCAGCTCGAAGGTGATGCTGAGCTTGCCTTTCTTGCCGTGCTCGACCACGCCGGCGGCGACGTCGGAGAGGGCGCGACCCACTTGCTGGGCGAATACGCCGGCGTTGAGGCTGTTGATGAACTCGCTGGTATCGGTAGGTTTCATGACGTGCTGTGTCCTTTTGCAGTGGTTACGCCACCGGGTCAGTGGCTGGTTTGGTGTTGCTCGGGTCGTGCGCGTCCAGCCAGGTGGCCAGGTCACGCAGGTAAACAACGGGGGGGCCGAGCCGGGAGCCGCCCAGGCGCACGTAGCGCAGGCGGATGGTGCCGGTGCGGATGGCCTCCATCAGGTATTCATCGCTGCTGATGTGGGGCAGGTATTCGCGGCGCACATCGTCGAGCGGCAGGCAGGGCCGGTCGTAGCGGCGCTGGAGTTGTTGGTAGGTGCTGGTCACGCCTGCGGCCCTCCTTTCTCCCCGCGCCCCTCTGCGGTGTGTGCCGGGTTCGCCTCCGGGAGGCGCAGGCGGATCAGTTCGGCGAGGCCTTCGATGGTTTTGCCAGTGGCGGAGGCGGCAAGCCGGCCGGTGGCATCCACCACGACGGCGCCGAACGGGCGCTCGGGGCAGGTGGTGGGGGTGACGTAGGCGGTATCACCGTCGCGCAGTACCTGGCGCACCTTGCGGTAGGCCTCCAGCAGTTCGTTGCTGCGCCCGGGCATGGCCTCCAGGCGGGCCAGGGCCTCGCAGGCGGCGCCGATGACGGTGGCGCGGCTGATCATGCTGGGGTGGCTGAAGTGCAGGGGCACGAGTTTGAGCGCGCCGATGGCGTCATCAATGCAGGTGTTCATGCGACGTCCTTCCGGGTGATGGTGATGCCCAGCTGCTTGGCCAGCCACTCGATGCCGCGCTCGGTGCTCATGACCACGCCGTAGCTCGTCCAGCTACTGATGGAGGCGTTCCAGCGTTGGCGGGTGTCCACGTACAGATGGCCCTTGTCGCGGTAGGCCGAGGCGAGCTTGCCCTCGTGATCGAGGATGCCCAGCGTGCGCAGCTGCCGGCGCAGCTTGCGCGGGCCGAGGCCGAGCACGGCGGCGGCTTGGGTCAGGTCGCGGTTCATGGCGGCGGGCCTCAGGCAGCGTGAGTAGTGGCCAGGGCGGCGCGTAGTTGGGTGCCTGCTTCGACCACCCGGATATGGTCTTTCGGGGCGATATCGGCGCGGTACGACATCCAGTTCAAGATGCCGATGGCTTCCTTCAGCGCGCTTAGCGGCACGCCGATCAGCAAAGGCATGTCAGCTTGTGGGGCTTGCGATGGCTGTATGGCGGTGCCGTGATTGGGGCAGGGCCAACGAAGCGATCCGCCACCGCTTGGGCAAGTACAGGCTTGTTGCGGCACTGCCAGCGCTGTGTCCAGCGTGCCGTTGGCAATCGCCTCGACCCAGTCGGCCAGGTGCTGCGCGTTAGCGCTGTCGCCGGCCTGCAGGGTAATGCTGTGGCGCTGCTCGCGCAGCCGCAGTTCGGCCTCCAGTTTCCGCTCGGCGGCACTCTGCACGCTGATATCGGCGCGGACCTCACGGGCTGGCTGGATCAGCAGGAGGGTGTCGTTACCGCCAGTGAGGGCGAGCAGCTTGAGCGCGTGCTCGCTGCCTTTGGTGAGTGAGAAGAGGCTCATGCCGCACCTCCGTCAAACGGGCCGAAGTCCTCGAAGGCGGGCAGGGTGTTGCGCTTGAGCTGCGGGCGGCCGCCGGCGAGCACGATCAGCTGGCCGGTGGCCTGCTGAATGCTGGCGACGGTACGGGGATTCGTTGCGGCTGCCGGGTGCAGGAACACCGGGCAGCGGGTGGTGTTGTGACGTGCTGTGTCCATTGTCGCGTTCCCTTGGTGAGTGGGTACGCGGCAACATTAGCAACCGCTAAACAGTAAATCAATAGCGAATGCTAAATTTCGGCGATGACAGTTTAGCATTGAGTGAGGAAATCAATATTCAGTGATCTTGCGGCGTACTCGTCCGCAGACATGCCATTCCTCGTTCATTTCGATGATGCGCTGCGGCCATGCCGGATTGGTGGCAAAAAGGTAGTAGTGTTCACCCTCGCGCTTGATCTGCTTCAGGGTCACAGCTTGATCGCTGCTTCGCTTTGCAACTACGAAATCCCCAGTGTTCCACTGAGCATCGGGGTCGATCACGACTAGGTCCCCGGGCCTGAAGTCGGGGTCCATGCTGATGCCTTCCACGCGCAGTATGAATGCATGTGCCCCTGCTGGGCCGTAGGCCTCCATCCATTCATCGGCATCGCCGGGCTGGAAGTTATCGATGGCTTCGCAGAATTCTCCTGCCTGCACATAGCCAATTACCGGTAGCACTCGATAAGGGCTGCGGTTTTCTTGAACCGTTGACGGCGATCCGCTACTCGTTGGATAGGTCCCGTCGTCAATCTTCGGAGCGCGAAGGGTTCCTTCGGGTAAGCCGATCTTGGCCTCCAAGTTAGCCGCAGCGCGCTCGCCCATCTTCCGATGGCCGTTCAGCAGCTGAGATAGATGGGAGGCGTCCAGGTCATGTCGTTCGGCAAAGCTCTTCTGCGAGGAGCTGCCGATCAGTGCGCTAAGGGCTGCAATGCGTGCTTGGTAGATATCCATTCCCGAATGTTTATCCAGTGTTAGCATTCTGTAAATTGCAAAACGCTATTGCGCTCCCGTTTAGCGATTGCTAATGTGTCGCCAACTGGAGGTAAAGATGACTCTTCTCGATTTCATTCGCCCGCTCGACAAGGAAGCCTTACAGGCGCTGGCGACACGCTGCCAGACAACGCCGGGCCAGCTGAGGCAGGTGGCTTATGGCAATCGGCGCGCAAATGCTGCGCTGGCTATTGCGCTAGATCGCGCTTCGGACGGGGCCATTCCTTGTGAGGAAACCCGACCGGATATCGAATGGGGTTACCTGCGCGGGACAGCCCGCAGAGCGAAGGAGCGGCGCTCTGGTGAGCGTCGTGAGGCCGAACGCCGTCACGGCGAGCGCCGCGCATAACGAATCACAACCCGCCGATAGGGCACAGCACAGCAACAACACGTATCACGGCGGGAGCCGGCCCGAGAGCCTCACCAGCGCCATCGGGCCGGCGCCGGGCAAGCAGCCCAGAAGCAAAAAAGCCTGTCGCTACGGCGGCAGGCTTGTGTAGAGGCAGGAACCAAGGGCAGTTCACTCACCAAAGCGTCAGCCCTGGTTCCTGCGGTCCGGTAGTCGGGTACCACCCCGACCGCCTCAACCCGCGACCCGAGGACACAGCACGTATCGGGAGGGTCGCGAGCTGTAAGCGAACTGTAGGGCAATAGCCCTGCGGTTGGCTACAGCGTTAAGGGGGCATTAACGCTATGAGCCGCAAGGATCTATTACCGGGCGCGGGCCCGGTGCTGAACACCCGCCAGGCGCTGTACCGCGCCACGCGCGATGCAACAGGGGGCCAGAATGCGGTGGCGCTGACCATCGGCATGGACCCGGACGAGCTGAACAAGCGCGTTAGCCCGAACAACAACCGCCCCATCCACCCCGAATTCCTGGAGGAGATCGTGGCCGCCACGCGGGACCCGCGCCTGCTGGCGGCCTTGGTGCGCCCGGCCGGTGCGGTGGCGTATGTGCCGGTGCCGGTTCGCGCCTCGCGCGAGGCGTTGAAGGGGCTGGCCCAGGTGATGCGCGCCAAGGGCGACTTCGTGCAGAGCCTGCATGAGGGTGTGGCCGACGACCGTTGGTTGCCCCACGAGGTGGAGGCGCTGCGCTACCACGCCAACCAGGTGGTGGCTCAGCTGCTGGGCATCGTGGCCGGGGCGGAGCTGGCGATGCTCGAGGCCGTTGCAGAAGGAGAGGTGACCCATGGCTGATGTAATCGACCGCGGCAACGAGCAGGCCGAGTATCTGCTGGAGGTGGCCTTGGCGCGGCGCGCGCAGCTGCCGACCGGGCCGAGTGCTACGCATTGCGAGGAGTGCGGCGTCGAGATTCCGCAGGCCCGACGCGAAGCAGCACCGGGCTGCCAGACGTGCATCGACTGCCAGACCTTGTTGGATAAACGGGATGCGGGGGTGCGTCGTGGTTGATGCTCACCCCCGGCTTGCATCACTCCTCGATGCGCAGTGCCATCAGCTTGGCCAGGCGGGACAGGTACGCCTGCATGTGTTCCGGGCCGCCACTTGGGGTGGCGCCGTCGTTGTACAGATAGATTCGGTCGAGGTTCTCCCGGTCTCGGGCATCCAGCTCGGCCGCAATCTTCGCCGTGAGTCCCTTGATCTTCACGCCCACGGGATGCTCATCGTATTTAACCCATTTGTCCGTCATGAACCCAATCGGCTTGTAGTTGCGATTGAGCAGCACGTAGGTGCCGTCTTGCTGGCGGTCGAGGCAGTAAGGGAAGTGGGTGTGGCGCAGTTCGTCCTTCAACATGTTTTTCACTCCAGTGAGGTGAGCCATGAACAATCCGATCATCATCGTTGCGGCGCAGGGCGCCGGCAAGACCACGCACGCGCAGGGGCTGAAAGCTGCTTTCGGTTGCGCGCGCATCGTGGACGACTGGGACGGCATAACGGCGCTTTCGGCGGGCGACCTGGCGCTGACCAGCTGCGATGCGTTTCAGCCCCCGAAGCGCGCGCGGGTTATGTCCCTGAATCAAGCGCTGAGCGAGGCGAAGCTGGTTGCGTAGTGGGTAGGTCGGTGAGTGGGGGGTATGCCTATGTCTGACCATATGCCGCTCACTCTTACCGACCTCGCCGAGCTGCTTACCTTCATCCACGCCGATGACCGCGACACCTGGTTGGCGGTGGCGATGGGTGTGAAGGCCGAGTTCGGCGAGGCGGGTTTCGATGCCTGGGATGGCTGGAGCCAGACCGGTGACGGCTATAAGGCCGCCGATGCGCGCAGCGTGTGGAAGAGCTGCCGCAAGCGCGGGACCGGCATGGGTACGGTGATCAAGCTGGCGAAGGATAGCGGCTGGTCCCCGCGGCGCGAGCCGATGACGGCCGAGGAGAAGCGCCGGCTGAATGCCGAGGCGGAAGCCCGCCGCGCGGTGCGCCAGGCGGAGATAGAGGCGGACGAGGCGCGGCTGGCGGTGATGCGCGAGGCGGTGGCTAGTGCCTGCCAGTTGATCTGGGAGAAGCATTGCAAGCCCGATGGCGAAAGCCCCTACCTGGAGCGCAAGCAGGTAGGGGCTTTTGGTGTTGGCTTTTTCCATTACACGGTTGTGCTGGCGATCGATGATGCGCGGCAGCGCTGTGATGTGTGGGTGGGCAGTGAGACGCGGGAATTCTTCGCGAACCTGCCGAAGCCACGGCCGGATTCGATCAGCTTCTTGATGTTCAAGGCCGGGACCATTGCGGTGCCGCTGCGCGATGCGGCGGGCAAGCTGTGGAGCCTGCAGGCGATCAACGAGCAGGGGACGAAGCTGTTCCCGAAGTACGGGCGCAAGGCCGGTTGCTTTCATGTGTTGGGTGAGCTGGCCGGTGCCGATGTGGTTGCAGAGGCGGAGGGTTATGCGACGGCGGCGAGTGTGCATATGGCCAAGGGTTGGCCGGTGGCGGTGGCGATTGATTCTGGCAACGTACCGGCCGTTGCTCAGGCGTTGCGGGCGCATTGCCCGGACGTGCAGCTGGTGGTTGCCGGCGATGATGACCCGGCCGTGACGGGTAACCCCGGGCGGACGAAGGCCGAGGCGTCAGCGGCGCAGGTGGGCGGGGTGCCGGCCTTCCCGCTGTTGCCTGAGGGCGAGCAGGGCGGGGACTGGAATGACTTGCATGCGTGCGCCGGGCTCGAGGCCGTGGCGGCGCAGCTGGAGGCTGCTCTGGCCGCTGGTGAGCCTTCCCCGACCCCATCCGAAACCGAAGCCGCTGCGCCGGGTGGCTCCTCCGGCACCGGGGGGCAGGGGGCGGGGCTCACCGGTGAGCAGGTACTGCGGCGCTTTGCGCTGGTGGAGGGTACGACGCAGGTCTGGGACCAGGACAAGAAGACGGTGATGAAGAAGACCGCCTTCGAGGCCCTGGTGACCAAGCCGCTGGCCAAGGCGTGGATGGATGATGCGGAGAAGAAGCTGATCGGCGCCGATGCGGTGCGCGAGATCGAGCAGGCGCGGCGGATGGCGGGCAAGAAGGCCACGGCGCTGGGGATGACGCCGATCGAGCGCTATGTGTACATCGACGGCACGAAGGATGTGTGGGACCGCGAGAAGAAGCGGCGCATCCCGGAGGGCGCGGTGAAGATGGCGCTGGGCGATGCGTATGCGTTGTGGCTGAACTCGGCAGAGCGGCGGACGGTGGATGTGGACCACATCGTGTTCGACCCGGCGATGACGAAGGACCCGGCTGTTTACATCAATACGTTCGAGGGGCTGCCGCTGGAGCCGATTCGCGATGATGCGGCGTGCGAGAACCTGCGGTGGTTGATTTCGTTCCTGTGCAATCACGATGAGCAGGCGCGCGACTGGCTGACGAGGTGGCTGGCGTACCCGTTGCAGCACATGGGTGCGAAGATGGACACGGCGGTGCTGGCCCACTCGATCATGGAGGGCTCGGGCAAGAGCCTGTTGTTCGCCGATGCGTTCGGGCAGTTGTTCGGCATTTACGCGGCGACGGTGGGGCAGACGCAGCTGGAATCGAGCTTCAACGCGTGGCAGAGCCGCAAGCTGTGGGCGGTGTTCGAGGAGGTTGTGAGCCGTGACCAGCGGTACAACCAGGTGGGGAAGATCAAGCATCTGATCACCGGCAAGACGGTGCGGATGGAGAGCAAGTTCATCAATGGTTGGGAGGAAGCCAACCATATGAACGCGGTGTTCCTCTCGAACGAGATTCTGCCGTGGCCGATCAGTGACAGTGACCGGCGGATGCTGGTGATCTGGCCGCAGGAGACGTTGCCGGAGGCGCGGCAGAAGGCCATCGGCGCGGAGCTGGCCGGCAATGGGGTGGCGGCGCTGTATGGCTGGCTGCTGTCGTTGGACCTGGGCGATTTCAATCAGCGCACTCGCCCGCCACGCACCGAGGCCCGGCAGCGGCTGGTGGCGTTGAGCCGGGCAGGGTGGCAGACGTTCCTGCATCAGTGGCAGACGGGCGACCTTGGCCAGGGGTTGTGGGGCGCGTGCTTGTCGACGGACCTGTACGCGATGTTTCTGGAGTGGTGCCAGCGCAACCGTGAGCATGCGATGAGCCAGACGAAGTTCAGCCTGTTCATCAGTGCGGAGGTGGAGAAGACGCGCTCGATCCCCTGGACGGATGGCGCCAATCGGCGCTTCGGGGCGTTTTTCTTTCCCAGTGACCCGGACTCTTCCCTGCCCCCATCTCTGGCAGCCCCTGCGCTCGGCCAGCATGTGGCGGAGTGGCGTGGAAAGGCGCGGTTGGCGGGCTGGGACGTGGACAGGTGGGAGCACCTGAAGGCGGCTGCAGCATGATTGCGCGCGAATGTGTGTTGGGTTGTGTTGGGTTGTGTCGGGTTGGTTTTCGTAACCCAACACAGGCCGAGGCCGCGAATGGCTGGCCTTTGCGGGTAGTGTGCGGGGTGTGTTGGGTTTGGCCACGCGCGCGCGCATGCGCAATGTTTTTGTGCGGCGCTTTGATTGAAGGCGTGAAATTTCTCTATGCGAGGGCTGAAAAACCCAACAAACCCAACACACTCAACACAGGTGCTTTGAAGGTATTGATTTATAAGGCTTTTAGCTGTGTTGGGTTTGTGTTGGGTTGGGATTTTTGTGTTGGGTTGCGTTTTGCAGGGGAGGTGAGGCCATGATCGAGGCAGTGGAAGCGTTGATGCAGCATTGGGGCGAGCGTTGCCGCCGTGGCCTTGGCGCGCCGGGCGAGGGCGGTTCGACGCCGCTGGCGGTGGCAATGCAGTACGGCGGGATGGTGCCTTCATCTGGCCGAGGCTCGATGGGGCTGGCGGGCGCGGTGGATCGTGTGGCCGAGGAGGTGGATGCAGCCATCGGCAGCATCAAGCAGGCCGGGCTGCGTGAGGACCGCAAGTTGGCCAGGGCTTGGCGCCTGGCTGGCAACAAGGGGCGCGCGCCTTACTGCCTGGAGACGCAGCTGGTAAAGCTGGCGATGGTGCGCTACCTGCCGGACCCGATCCCGACTGTTGCGCAGCAGATGCGGCGAGTGCGCATTGGCTCGACGAGCACGTATGACGCACGGGTCCAGCGTCTGCATGAGTTGGTGCAGGCCGAACTGGAGCGCCGGGCGCGTATGCAGCGGGTGCACGGCGGGAGGTACGTCGCGTAAAAAATCGCTTTCAGAAATCCGCCGTCGTCCCGTGGCGAGCCCGTGCAGACCCCGCGCAGAACCCGTGGCGGGCCATTGGCGTTAAATCGCTGTTTACGCCTCCGGGTTCGAGGGGTACAAAGCGCATAACAGGTCAGAGCAGCGCCAAGGCGATGACCGAAACGAGCCTTACTTGCTGTGTCAGGCAACGGCCGGTCCCCCTGCCGGTCACCCCTCAAAGCCCCGCCATCGTGCGGGGCTTTGTTTTTTCTGAATCATTCAACGGTTGGAGAGCAGGCATGGGCGAGCCGACGAGCACCGCGGGCATTGTTGTCGCCGGTGCGGCGGGCGTCGGGCTGGCTGGATTCATGGCGGGCGTGAATGGCGACGCGGCTGTTGGCGCGCTGCTGGGTGCGCTGGTGTATGTGACCACGACCCACGATCTGCCCATCTGGAAGCGGCTGTTGTTCTTCATGGTTTCGTTCGTGATGGGCTACCAGTTCTCGCCCGCCATCGTTGAGGCCGAGTTCTGGGGTATCCGCCCGTTCGCTTACCCTGGGCCGGCTGCGTTCGGCTCGGCGGTGCTGGTGGTGACGGTGGCGCTGGCTGCTATCCGTCGCCGCGGCGCCCCTGAGCTCGGCAATGATGGAGGTGCGGATGGCTAGTGCTCTGCTTACCCAGGCGACTTTCCTGATCTGCCTGGTGTTGTTCGCGCGGCTGTTCACGTACCAGCGCGGCGCCGCTCGCTTCCGGCGTTCGGTGTCGTGCCTGGCTGCCCTGGCGATGGGTTGCTCGGGCGCTGCTGTGATCTACATCCTCAAAGGTGATCTGCAGATCCCGCTCGCCGCTTGGCCGTTGGTGATCCTGCTGGCTGTGTTCGCATGGGCAGTGTGGAAGAGCGGCGGCAATCTGGCCGGTGCGTTCCGGCCGGCTGGGTGGGATGGCGTCGAGCGGCGGCAGCATGAGCGGCGCGATGCATTGGGGCAGGCGAGGCGGCGATGATCAAGGTGACGTTCAGCGGCATGCGCGGGCGCCTGCAAACCCTTGATCGTCTTGAGCGTGAGCAGCTGCCGTTTGCTGCAGCGCTGTCGCTAACGGCGACTGCGAAGGAGGTGAAGGCGGTGCTGGTCGAGGAGATGAGCTCGGTCTTCGACAGACCGACGCGCTGGACACTGAACAGCGTGTTCATCGAGCCAGCCACCAAAGCCCGCATGGAGGCCAGGGTCTGGTTAAAAGACCAGGACCCCGGTAGCGGCGGGAGTGCTGCTGCGGAATATCTCTCACCTCAGATATACGGCGGGTCGCGCGACTACAAGGGCACCGAGAAGATGCTGTATCGCCGAGGCGCGCTGAGCTCCGGCCAGTACGTATTGCCCGGCGACAAGCTGCAGCTCGACGCTCACGGCAACATAGGGCGTGGCAGGCTGACGAAGATTCTCTCGGGCGCGGGGCTGTTCACGGAGGAAGGTTACGACGCAAACGCGACCGATAGCGCCCGCAGTATGCGCAAAGGCAATCGGCGCTACTTCCTGATCAAGAAAGGCCGAACAGCTATTGGGATTGCCGAGCGGCTTAGGCGTGGCAAAGGCAGCCGCAACAACATCCGCATGGCATTGGTTTTTGCTCGGCGACCCGCTTATAGCAAGCTGTTCGACTTCTTCGGAACGGCCGAGCGTGTTGCTCAGGACGCGTTGCCGATTGAGTTCGAGAAGGCCCTGGCTCGAGCCCTCGCTACTCGCAGGCAATGAAGGGGGCGATGGGTCCTTCCTGGCGGCCCACCCCTACACGGGTAATTCGAGCCGCGTTTTCTCTCTAGCTGAAATCTGGACAGAGATGTCCGTCTTTCAAAGGGTTAGGTATGGGCCGGCAAGTAACGAAGTCAGAGCTGGGTGACTTGGTCGGCCGCGATGAGCGAACACTGAGCCGCTGGCAGAACGCTGGCATGCCGGTTCAGGAGTTTGGCCTCGGCCGGGGCAACGAGAACCTGTATGACACCCAAGAGGTGATCGAATGGCTCATGCAGCAAGCGGCGATGAACGGCAAAAAAGAATCCGCACGTGACCGCCTCGATCGGGTGAGAGCCGACCGCGAAGAAATGGCGCTGGCAAAAGACCTCGGCGAAGTCGTAATCGCCGCCGAACTGATTGAGCGTTTCGAGGCGATGATCCAGGCAGCCAAGATCGAATTGTTGAACACCCTTCCGGAGAATCTTGCCAGTGAGCTTTCCGCTCGCTATGGCGTGGAGATTGATGACCAACTGATCCGGGACCCCATCGAAGCGATTCTGAGAGAGCTGGCCAACTATGACCCCGATGACGATGACCCGTCAGACGGGGATCATGACGGATCGGACGATCCGGAGGATGCTGAAGAAGACGGCCCGTAAAGCCATCCGGCAGGCGAGCCGAAAATGGTCCCCGCCGCCTCGCATGAGCATTATCGAGTGGGCCGACAGGTACCGCTGGCTCGCGCCCGAAGAAGCGGCCCGCCCCGGCAAGTACCGCTTCGAGGTCACCCCCCACCTGACGTGGCCGGGCAATCCGCTGGAAGCGCTGGATGACCCCAACGTGACCGAGATTGTCGGTCGCAAGTCCGCCCAGGTGGCATGGACATCGGGCGTGATGGGTAACGCCATCGGCAAGTGGATCGATATCGACCCTTCGCCCATCCTGGTCCTGTTTCCCAAGGCCGAATCGGTCAAGCAGTACGTTGGCGAAAAGCTGGAACCGATGATCGAAGCCACTCCGCGCCTTCGCCGCAAAGTGGACTTACGCAGCCGCAGGCTTCAGCAGCGGCAGGACTTCAAGAAATTCCCTGGCGGATTTCTCAAGATGGTCGGCTCCAATAGTCCGGCCAGCGTCAAGTCAACGCCGGTGCCTCGCGTGGCGGTGGAAGAACCGGATGACTGTAACCTCAACCTGCGCGGGCAGGGTGACAGCATCAAGCTGGCCAAGGAGCGCCTGAAGACCTTTCGTCGCTCTAAGATCATCATCGGCGGTACGCCCACGATCAAAGGGCTTTCGGCCATCGATGCCGAGCTGGAGCTGTCCGACAAGCGCGTAGGCCTTGTGCCTTGTCATGATTGTGGGGAGGAGCACGCGCTCAGCTTCGACAATCTCCACTGCCCGGACGACCCGGAATACCAGCACGAGGTATACGGTAACAAGCGCCCCGAGCGGACCTACTACGCCTGTCCGCATTGTGGTTCAAGTTGGGATGACAACCAGAAGAACGCCAACCTAAAGCGCGGCCGCTGGCAGGCGACCGCTGAGTTCCGCGGCATTGCCGGCTACATCCTCAACGAGCTTTACGCAACGTTCTACGGCTCCCGCTTCGCCGTGCTGATGGAGAAGAAGCTTCAGGCCGAATATGCCGCCGAGCGCGGCAACATCGGCCCGATGATCGCCTTCACCAACAGCTCCATGGGTGAAAGTTACGAATACAAGAGCGATGCGCCCAAGACCGACGAACTGGAGAAGCGCGCAGAGTCGTATCAGGAACTGACCGCCCCGAACGGCGTATTGCTGATCACTGCTGGCGTGGATGTGCAAGGCGATCGCTTGGCTGTGGTGATAGTCGGCTGGGGCCGTGGCGAGGAATCATGGCGTCTGTACTGGGGGGAATTGGCTGGAAATCCGAAGGACGCCAGCGATGGCGTATGGCGCGAGCTGGATCGCCTGTTGGCTACATCCATTCCGGGTGCCGGCGGCACTCGCCTGGCAGTCTCAGCAGCGAGCGTAGATAGCTCTGACGGAAACACCAGTGACGCCGTCTACACCTACGTTCGTGATCGCCTGCGCTACAACATCATGGCGATCAAAGGCGCGTCCATCGATAGTCGCGAGAAGGAGATCTACTCCAAGCCGCCAACCTCGGTAGACACCACCCAGGACAACACCAAGGCCGCGAAGTACGGGCTGCGAGTCAACATCGTCGGCACCCACAAGGCCAAGACGCTGATCGACAACAGGCTCAGGCTTACGGGTGCTGGTCCTGGCCGTATGCACTGGTACAGCGAGATCCGTGCCGATTACTACGAGCAGGTTACCAACGAAGTTCTGGCGCCGCACCCGCGACAGCCAAGCAAGATGGTATGGCAGCGCAAGGCAGGCCGCCGCAACGAAGCGCTCGACTGCGAGGTATACGCCCTGCATGCCGCTCGCAGCCTGAAAACTCATCTGCTGCGAGACAGCGAATGGGATCAGCTCGAGCAGCAGCTGATGCAGCCGGCCCTGTTCACCAGCGACCAGCCGGTGGCCAACGTACCGCGCCGCGCCCAACAAACGCGCGGAACGCGAAGCCGTGTCCGCTGAGGAATCCCATGAAACCGAAAACAGAAGCCCGCATCCGGCTCGACGAAGTGCGCGCGGCCATCAGCAAGATCGTCAATGGCGCTCAGTCCGTGCGCTTCGGGGACCGCCAGGTCAACCGGGCCGAGTTGGCGAGCTTGCGCATGCTCGAGCAGCAGTACGCAAAAGAAGTCGCTTCCGAAGAAGCCCGGCAGGCCGGGCGCGGGCGCAACCGCATCAACTACCTGAGTATCTGACATGGCCTGGTTCAATCGAAAGACGCCGGAAGAGAAGGCCGTTCGCGCGGCGCTCGACCTGGTGCAGAGCCAGCCTCGGGCACAAGGCGGGGGCGGCGGCAGCGAAACGCGCTGGCGCGGCGCCTCGCGAATGCTGCGAAGCATGGCCAGTTGGGTGCCGCATCTTGGCAGTCCGTCTCGCGACCTTAGCAAGGTCGAGCGCAGCACCCTGATTGCCCGCTCCCGCGATGCGATGCGCAACCACTTGCTGGGCCGCGCCGCCATCGTGCGTGTCAGAACCAGCGTGGTGGGCACCGGGCTCATCTGCAGACCGCAGGTCGATTACGAAGCCCTTGGCATCAGCGAGGAGGAGGGAGAACAACTCAACGAACAGCTTGAGCGGGAATGGACGCTCTACGCCGAGGATCCTCGCGAGTGCGACGCCGAGGCCAGCAGCACCCATTACCAGCAACAGGCGATCGCGCTGATGTCCGCGCTCACAGGTGGTGACCTGTTCGTCGCCACGCCTGACATCGAGCGCGACGGCACGCTGTTCAGTACACGCCTGCAACTGCTCGAAACGGACCGCATCAGCAATCCCAACGGGCAGCCGGACACGGCCAGCCTGTCGGAGGGAATCGAATTCGATACGCAAACAGGCGCCCCCATCGCCGTGTGGGTATGCAGCGGTTACCCCGGCGACAAGCGTCTCGCCAAACCGCTCACCTGGGAACGCCTTGAGGTATTCGGCGAGCAGACGGGCCGCCGTCGCGTACTTCAGGTGTGGTGCGACAAGGAACGGCCCGGGCAAAAACGGGGGGCTCCCTATCTTGCGCCCGTGCTGGAGCCCCTGCAGAAGCTTGAACGCTATAGCAGCGCCGAGCTGATGGCCGCCGTCATCTCAGCCATGTTCACGGTGTTCCTGAAGAAGGGCAGCGAATTCAACCAGAGCAACCTGCCAATGGCGGCGCTGGGCAACGAGCAGCCTGAAGGGCTCGCCCAAGAACTGCCTCCGGTTGAGCTGGGCGAAGGTGCAGTCGTAGACCTGGCTCCAGGTGAGGAACCGATCACCGCAAATCCGGCCAGACCCAACGCGCAGTTCGACCCCTTCTTCATGGCTGTGGCCAAGGAGATCGGCGCCGCGCTGGAAATGCCAGTAGAAGAGCTACTGCTCTACTACAGCAGCAGCTACAGCGCGGCGCGTGCTGCGATGTTGCAGGCATGGCGCATGTACAACCTGCGGCGGTGGTGGTTGGTCTGTGACTTCTGCCAGCCATCATATGAGCTGCTGGTTGACGAAGCCGTGGCCAGAGGCCGCCTGCGCTTGCCTGGCTACTTCGACCCCGCCCGCCGCCGCGCCTACACCCGCGCCGTCTGGATCGGCCCTGCCCGGGGTGCAATCGACGAACTCAAGGAAGCCAAGGCCGCTCAGGCGCGGATAGATGCTGGCCTCAGCAACGAGACCATCGAAGCCGCCGCCATGACCGGTGAAACCTGGTTGCAGATCTACCGGCAGCGCAAGCGTGAAGTTCAGCAGCGCCGCGCCGATGGCCTGGAACTGCCCAACTCGAAGCAGGCGGAACCCCCCGCCGAACCGAAAGAAGAGGAATAGCCATGCCCCGCGCATTCGAGTTGGCCGCAGCGCAGCCTTGGCTGATGCTGCCCGACAGCCTGGACAACCTGCTGGCGATCGCCGAGCGTATGGGTGACCCCGTCGCGCTCGAAACCCAGCTGGGTCGACGGCTGGACAACAGCCGCACCGTCACCCTGCGAGACGGCGTCGCCGTTGTACCAGTGGTCGGGCCCATCTTCCGTTACGCCAACCTGTTCACCGAGATCAGCGGTGCCACCAGTACCCAGGTGCTGGCTACCGATATTCGCGAAGCGCTCGACAACCCGGCGGTGAGAGCCATCGTCCTCAACATCGATAGCCCCGGTGGCGTCGCCAGCGGCATCAACGAACTGGCCGAAGTGATCCACGCCGGCCGTAGCCAGAAGCGCATCGTCGCCTACATCGGAGGTAGCGGCGCCTCTGGCGCGTACTGGCTCGCGTCCGCCGCGCACGAAATCGTCATCGACGAAACCGGCATCGCCGGAAGCGTCGGCGTAGTGGTGGAAGCAGTGGTCGATGGCGAATCCGCCAATGGCCGCAAGCGTTACCAGATCGTCAGCCGCAACGCGCCGAACAAGCGTCCCGATGTCAGCACCGAAGAGGGCCGCGCCAAAGTGGCAGAGACCATCGATGCGCTCGAAGAGGTCTTTGTCAGCAAGGTGGCCCGCAACCTGGGTGTAACAGCAGAGCAAGTACCTGGCATGGGTGACCATGGCGGGCTGCGCGTAGGGGCCGCCGCCGTTGAGGCTGGCCTTGCACATCGAATCGGCTCCCTCGAAGGGGTAATCGCCGAACTGGCCAAGCCGGCCTCAACCAACCCAAGGAACAGAAGCATGAAAGTCAGCACCACCGCGGAGCTGCAGGCGGCCCTGGCTGCCGGCACTGACCCGCAGACCATCGAGATCGCCGAAGCCAATCAGCCCGACGTCGAGGCCATCAAAGCCGCCGCCCGTACCGAGGGCGCCAAGACCGAGCGCGATCGCATCGCCGGTATCCACTCCCTGGCCCAGAAGGGCTTCGAGGCCGAAGTGCAGGCCGCCATCGATGACGGCCTCACCGTAGAAGCAGCCGGCCTCTCGCTCTACAAGGCTGCGCAGGATCGCGGCATTACCCTGCAGGCCATCAAAAGCGACGCCACTAAAGCCAAGGCCAGCACGCCGCCTGGCGGCGACAAGGCCCCCAAAATCTCTACCTCGTCCATCTGGGCGGCCCGTAAAGGAGCCAAGCAATGAGCATCGTTACCCAGGGCGCCCGTAGCGCCGACTTCCTGCTGAGTGAAGCCTCCGGCGAACGCTCCCGCGCCCAGATCAACCTGCTTGCCACAGCGGTGGCGATTTCCGCTGGCACCATCGTTGCGCTGTCCGGCGCAGGCTATGCACCCTATGAGCCTGTCGAGCCGGACCCGGAGAACCCGGCCGAAGCCCCGGCACTGGCCATCCTCTACAACAACAAGCCTGCGAGTGAAGACGCTCAGCTGGCGGCCGCCATCGTTCGCGATGCCGAAGTGGACCGCAGCCTGCTCATAGGTCTCGATGAAACCGCCGAAGCCGCGTTGATCGCGCAGGGCATCATCATCCGCCCCGCATAACGCTCTGCCGCCCGGCGGCTCACCATGACATCCCGAACCGCCGCTGGCGGTTTTCTCGTTTCTGGAGACGAACAAATGGCATCGCTCGACATTTTCAACGATGACGCCTTCAGCGTTACCGGCCTCACCGCAACCATCAACCAGCCCCAGGAAGGCCAGGCCCAGCCCACCCGCCTGGATTCCCTCTTCGAAGAAGAAGGCATCACCACCACCTCGGTATTCATCGAGCGTGAACACGACACGCTGACACTGGTGCCGGCCGCTGACCGCGGCGCACCGGCCGACCCCACCTCGGGCGATCCGCGTGACCTCATTCCCTTCAGCACCATCCACCTGCCGACTCGCGCCACCATCATGGCCGATGAAGTCCAGGGCGTTCGCGCTTTCGGCAGCGAGTCCGAGCTGGAAACCGTGCAGGCCCGAGTCGAGAAGCGCCTGGCCAAGATGCGCAAGCGCCTCGACGCCACCATCCGCTACCAGCGCGTGGGCGCGATCACTGGCAAGGTGTACGACGCCAACGGCACCCGCCTGCTGCTAGACCTGCACGCCAAGTTCGGTATTCAGGAGCAGGTGCAACAGTTCAACCTCACCGCCCAGGAAACCAAACTGCTCGGCGCCATCAACTCCGCCAAGCGCAAGGCTGAGGACGTCGTCGGCGGTAGCGGCATCATCGCCGGCTGGCTCGGCCTGGCGGGCCGTAACTGGTTCGACGCCTTCGTCCAACACGACAGCGTCCTGAAGGCCTACGACCGTTGGAACGATGGCCAATTCCTGCGTGAAGGCGGCTGGCCCGGCTTCAGCTACGGCGGTGTCGCCTGGGAAGAGTTCTATGGCAAAGTCGGCGACATCACCTTCATCGACCCGGACGTCGCCTACCTGATCCCCATCGGGGTCGATGGCATGTTCATCACCCGCTTCGCCCCTGCGAACTACATCGAAACGGTCAACACCGAGGGCCTTCCGTACTACGCCAGCCAGGAACTGCTGCGCCACAACAAAGGCGTAGACCTCGAGGCGCAGAGCAACCCCCTCAGCCTGGTGACCTTGCCGCGGGCCATCATCAAGCTCACCAAGCAATGAGTGAGTTCAGCCACCTGGTCGATGACATGGACAGCGCGTTATTCGACGCGCTGTCCACCGCCGTTGGCGAACATCGCCGCCCTGGCTGCCGCCCCCGGAGCGATGTGCAACTGATCATCGACCACAACCTGCAGCAGGTGGGCCCGCAAGGTCTGCACGCCACCGACGCTCTCGGTATCTCATGCAGATGTGAGCAAGTCCCAGACCTGGACCGCGGGGACCTGTTCATCGTCGGTTGCAAGCGCTACGCCGTCGAGCTTGTGCTCAGCAACGACGGGCACGTCATCACCGCCGCCTGCATGGAGATGAAATGAACCGCAACCCCCTCACTCTGGGCCGCAAGGCGCTGGTGCAGCACTTGGGTACGGTGATCGTGGCCAACGGTTACGCAACCAACGCGGGCACCAACGTGCGCACTGGCTGGTTCAACGAAGTGCTCAAGACCGATGACGTCAGCTTCCCGCTCATCTGTCTGCAGAAGGGCAAGGACCTGGCGCCCAAGCCCGGCCCGGCAGCACTGATCAAGTTCAACGGCTTCTTCGTGATCGGCGCGGTCGATGTTGGCCTGGACGACTACGAGGATGCGCTGGACGACCTTGAGCACGATCTGCTGCTGGCGCTTATGCCGATGGAAGGCCAGTTTCCCCGCTGGCTGCCCCGAGGCATCAAGGGCATCACCGTCGGCGCCCCCGAGCAATTCGCCCCAGGCAACGGCGAGCGCGCTGCCAGCGTGCTGATCCCGGTGCACCTGCACACCATCATCGAAAGGACATAACCCATGACGCACAACGCGACTGCCGCCAAGGCAGGGGATTCGGCCGCCCCGAAGAAAGCCGCCGAACTGGTCGAGGTCAAGCTCGAACAGGCTCATACCCACAAGCGCAAAGCGTTCCAGAAGGGCGACAAGATCAAGGTCACCCCTGCACAGCGCGAAACCCTCATCACCCGCGGCATCGTCGCCGGCCCCAAGGAGGTCTGACCCATGGCAGTCCTGAAAGAAACATTCGTAATCGGCGGCCACCTGAAGATGCGCGTCGCCGGCAGCGGCTTGCCCTTCCAGAAGTGTGGCTTGGTCTCCAGCATCCAGACCACCATCGAAACCAACAACCTGACCCTGAGCGACACCACCACTCCGCAGGGTGGCGAGTACGACTCGGTGGACCGCATCACCTCGGTCGGTCTGGCGATCAACTTCCGCGAGTTCTTCACGGCGATCCTGGCTGGCATTCTCTGGGGTGACGTCTCCACCGTACCGGCCGCCACGCACACCGACGAACAGCACGTCGCCGCTGTCGACGGCACCATTGCCCTCGACAACATGCCGCTGGAGATCGATGGCGTGACCAACGTGGTCGATGGCGCCCCTGGCACGGAAGTCTTCGATGAGTTCGACGACTGGGTCATGACCGGCTCGGGCATCGAGGTCGTCGCCGGCGGCGCGCTGGAGACTGCCATCCTTGCCGCCCCGGAAGGGACGCCCTACAGCGTGTCGGTCGACTACAAGTCCGCTGCGGTCGATGTGGTCGAAGCGCTGACCAACTCCGGCCTGGAGCTGGAACTGCTGTTCGAGGGCGAGAACGCCGCCGGCACCAAGAAGCGCATCGAGGCCCGCTTCTGGAAATGCCGCCTCAACCCGGCTTCCAGCCAGGACTGGCTCAACGTCGACGACTTCATGGGCGCCGAATCCACCTGCAAGGTGATCAGCGATCCGTCGAAGGTCGGCGCAGGCAAGTCGAAGTACTTCCGCATCAAGAAGGAACTGCCGGTGGCGGCGTGATCTAGCCTCGGGAGCCCAGCGCTGTGCTGGGCTTCGTTCGGCGCGGAATTTTTCGTGATGTGCTCGCAGACAAGCTTCTAGCAAACGCTATGCGATGCATTGAGCAATTGATTGACGGGACGGTCAAAGGTGCGTACATAATTAACGGACCTAAACTCCTACCCGAACGCCGTCTGGCCTCGGGTTTTTGCATGACCCGTTAATCAGGAGGGCGCATGTCTCAGAACGCAGCGTTTGACGTCCTCAAAAAGTATTGGGATTTCAAGCTACCTGTTGACCCCAAGCTGATCGCGCAAAAGATGGGAATCGAAGTGCAGGAATCCGGCCCGGATGCGCGCGAAAGCGGGCATTACCGGTATCGCGAAGGTAGCCCGGTCATTACATTCAATCCCCGCGAGTCCGAGGTGCGGCGTCGCTTCACCATCGCCCATGAGATTGGCCATCACGTTAACGGTGATGTCGACGCGCCACGGGACACTGACCGCCAGATGAGTGCCGGCGTTCGTGACCCGAGAGAAGTTGCTGCAAACCGCTTTGCCGCGGCCTTGCTGATGCCTGCTGACCTGGTTCGCCACATGATCTTCGAAGAGAAAATCACCAATCTGAAAAGTCTTGCGTCTGTGTTTGGTGTTTCTACGGCGGCCATGGAGTACCGCTTGAGGAATATCGGAATCATATGAGTGATGAAGCCAACGGACTGGCGGATGGCGAAAGTCAGATCGACCCAAGCGCCTTTGGCCGATACATTGAGCGGCAGATCTGGAAGCACGAGTGGGAAAGGCGCTTGGCGCGCTTGGCTCTCTGCCTCGTTATTGGATTCTACGTTCTGCTCGTAGGGTTCATCTTCTTAGGTAACGGTCGGATAGTTGTAGGGCTCTGGTATATCGTCGTCAGTTTCAAGCCTCATGGTGTAGCGGATGTTCCGATCATTCTTGCGCTAGCATCCATCCCGACAATCCTCATGATCGCCTTGCTTCGGTATTTCCATCACAACGGTGGATCTGACAGCAAAGGTGAGTCCCTGCTTCCGCTTAGCGCTCAGGCTGCTAAAGACGTATCAGACCTGTTCAAGAATTGATTGCTTCCCAGCCAGGTGCTGGGCTTTGGTGCTGGCGTTTTGGTGTCTTGCCTGGGGTGTACGAGACTAGCGAAGTCTGTTCCCGCGCGGTCTGATCTTCCGGCGAGATCTCAGAAGCTCGTCTACTCGCAATGAAGTGCTGAGCCATGCCATCTCAAAAGCAATCATCGGTGCGCCTGCTGCGACACCCCAGACTGTAGCTCCGCCTTGGTCCTGGCGCAGCGACTCTGGTACCAGCAGCAGCCCCATGAAATAGACGACGGCACAGGAAACAAACAGAACCAGACAGGCGTAGCTGCGCACAACGGCTCGATTGATGGTGACGCTGTCGAAGCGTTGTCGCTTGATGGTCAGCAGTTGCCTACGCCGCCATGCACGAAGTCGGCGTCGTAACGCGCCTTTGGCGTGTTCCGACCATGCTGGAAACTGCTTCTTCAGCCATCGGAAGGCTTCGGGAACTGCAAGCGTGATGATTGCTACGAACCACCATGGCGGGTCCGCGAGGAATTCGAGCATGGCCGCTCCTTGGCTGTGGATTACTCGGTTGGCTTGGTGGTTTCGGCGGTCTCGGTGTCCGCGTCTATCTCGGTGCGTCGCAAAGCGTCCCACTCCGCCTGGTCCATCCCAAGCGGGCGGGATCGTTTGCTGATGGGTTTCTTGGCGGTGAGGGAGGGTTGGTCGCCGCGCTTTTCCCGGCTGGTGACTTGGCTCAGCAAGTCACGAAGTGGGTCGAGCTTTTCATCGAGCAGCTTGTCGAGCAGCGAGTAAGCCGTGTTGAAAGTCTGTCCGCCGTGAGCCTCGATCTGGTCGTTATCGGCCAGCACTGACTCCAGCAGGGTGTACGCATCAGCGAAAGTCCCTACCTTGATTTCAGCCATGAATTCGTCGAGGGCGATGGTGGCTTCGAGGCGCTGCATGATTTCCGCGTGTAGTGACCGCCCAGCCTTTTTGGCGCGCTCCTCCAGATGGTCTCGTATCTCTTGAGGCATGCGGATCGGATAGGGGCTTATGGCGTGGCGGTCATTCATCGCATCAGTCCGGAGGGGAATGCCCGGAGTATGTGGAACGAGTTGCTTTGACTCAACGAGTTAACTTGACTCATAAGTGTTATGAGTTATTATGAGTCCACATCGAAAGGGAAGAGGTTGCTATGAAAGATATACGGCAAACAAATCCATACTCGCTCAGGCTGGCGGATGAGCTACGGGAAGCGGCACTGCAAGAAGCTCATAAAAATCGCCGAAGCCTCAACGCCGAGCTGGGACTGCTTATCGAGGAGGGTTTTAAATGGCGGGAGCTGCAACGGCAGCAGGCAGTAGCCTGAAACGAAGAAGCCCCGGCGGGCAGGCCAGGGCTTCAGGTGACATCAATCTAACTAGGAATAACGTCATGGCGAATACTAGCACAACCCAACACACAGGCAACACAGCCGCCGCAAGCACCGCAGGCACCCAGCAGCTGGTGCGCGTATTTGATGGCCAGATCGGAGGCGCGCCGGCTCAGGTGTGTGATGGCCGCGAGCTGCATGCATTCCTGAAGAACGGCAAGCAGTTCTCCGACTGGATCAAGCAGCGCATCAGCCAGTATGGGTTCGAGGAAAATGCGGACTTTTCTATCGTTTCACTAAAAAGTGAAACGATACGGAAATATGCAAATGGCGAGCGCAAGGGTGTTTCCAAAGTCAGCGACTACCACCTCACCCTCGATATGGCCAAAGAGCTGTCGATGGTGGAGAACAACGAGCAGGGTCGGAAGGCGCGCCGGTACTTCATCGATTGCGAGAAACGCGCCCAAGGGCAGCCAGATTTAGCGCTCACCGTCGAAACCTGCCGTCAGGTCGCCTTCGAAGGACGTCGCATTCGCGTACTGATGCGCGATGGTCAGCCTTGGTTCGCGGCGGCACATGTTGCCTCTGCGCTGGGGCTGCGAAGCTCGGATCGCATTACCCGCAGCGCATTGCGGCATGAGCTGTGCCAGGTGCTGCGGGGCAAGCAGGCCATGAACTACTTAGCACCGCAGGCTGCGCTACGAGCCGGCGATTATGCCGCCCCGGATGCGGGAGAGCGGTGGGGCGCCTGGTTCCAGCGTACCCTGGATGGTCTGGTTCAGCAGCCGTTGCAGCGCGCGGCACTTGAAGCGCCGGGGCGTTCCGCCGTCGAGCGCTTCGGCTTGGAACAGCTGCTGAGTACGCGGCTGTTGCTCGGCTTCAATGCGGAGGGTGGGGTGGAGGTAAAGGCCGTCAAGCCCGAAGCGATGGTGGTCACCCCGGATCGGCTGGCTGCGGTGATCGGTGACAACTTCGTTATTGCTCAACAGCACCTGCCGGAGATTCTGTCCGCCGTTGCTGGCCGGATGCGCGGCGCCGCGTGGTCAGGCCAAGAGGGCGACAAAGCGATGCCAGCGCTTGGCGGGTAGCAGCTCGTCGGTGCGGCCGCGCTCCGTGCAGGAGTCGTTGTAGGCCGGCACACGGAGCGCCTCGATGCTCGGGGCCTCCATTGCGCGCAGTTCGATGAGGTGACCTTCAAGCGCCTCCGTATCGAGGGTGCGCGCTTGTCGCTCCAGCTCGCGATAGCGGCGCATGACTTCGTTGCAGGCGTAGGCTTTTTGGCCTGGGTTGATGATGATGTCCAGCGCGGTGACAACCGCAACCACAACGCCGGCGCCGCCGGACAGTTCTGGCGAAACCGAAACGAACCCCGCAAACGCGGCGCTACCGGAAACGATTGAGATAAACCGGAAGGTACCGGCCAGCTTCCCGAAAAACCGCTGCTGCAAAAGGTAGTAGCGGCAGTTGTAGGAGATGTCTCCCATGGCTTCATAGCGGGTGCGTTCGTCGTAGCGGGGTTCCATAGTGGCTCCTGTTATTCCTTGGCTGGAGCCGGCGCCGGAGGTGGTGGCGCCGGTGTTCTGGCAGGCGGAACGTGAGTGAAGGGCTGCGGGTCGGTTGACATAGAGGCTCCTTGTTGGTGTTGGTTTGCTTGGCAGCGATCTGATGCTAGCACTGAGCCTCTATCCTTTCACCCGGACATTGCCACCCTACGAACTGGCCCAGCCCCGCGCTGGGCTTTGGTGCTGGCGTTTTGATACAGTCCCGGCCATATCACATGGGAGGGAAACCAGATGCAGTGTCCGAAATGTCGCTATGAGCCGACGTTGAGTGAGGTTCAGGGAAGTCCGAACGACTGCGTGAAATGCGGCGTGAATTATGAGGGCTACGCTCGGTCGGTTGAGGCGCAAAGACAAGCCCGGGAGGCGGAGCAGGCTCAGGCGTTAGCTAACTTCGTTGCGCCTCATGTGAAAAAGATGGCCGCCGACAATCGGGGTGCCCAACCCGTAGTCATTGTCGATGCGCAGATGAGCTTCAACTCGATGGTCTGGTTCATGGTGAAGTGGTCAATAGCCGCCATTCCAGCACTGTTGATCCTGATTACAATCGGTTTCTTATCGGTCCTTCTTTTAGGTGGTCTGGCAGGGATCAGCAAATAACAGACATAGATCATTTTCAAACCCGCTTCGGCGGGTTTTTTTATTGCCCGGAGAAATGTATGAGCGAGTCCGCTGCGAAAGGCGTAGTAACGGTTGGTAAAGGCGATTCCATCCGCGATGTGGTCGTGTCAGAGCTAACGGTCGCCCAGATGCGGCAATTGATGATGGCGAACGCCTGGCCTGGGGATGATGCCGATGCAGACGCGCTGGCTCACTACCAGCTGGATGTTCACCTCTTTGAAGAGTGCCGGCTGACGGACCTGTCCGTTCTGGCCAATCTGAGCCGTGAGCGGATGAGTGAGCTGACCGGGACAGAGCTGCGCAAGATCATCGCGAAAGCGAAGGAGCTGAACCCGGATTTTTTTGCCGCTCTGGGTCGGCTGGCCAAAGCCCAGAGCGGGCGCTGAGCGAACTCGAATCCTGCCTTTCGATTCTCGGCCGGCTCGGCCACCACAACGCAATCCACTACCCCTGGCGCCTGTTTGTGCGCTGTCTAAAAGGGTGACACCTGATGACTGATGTTGAGCTGAGGCTGACGGCTGATACCGACAGCGCCACGGCAGGTGTTCGTGGCTTTCGGAAAGAGTATGCCGACCTGGTGAAGGCGCTTGAAAAACCGGTTCGGCAGATTGATGCACTGCAGCGGACGCAGGAGAGTGCGAAGGGCGCCGCGGCTGAGTTCTTTGCGGCCAAGCGCCGGGTAGACGAGCTGAAGACCGCGATCAGCGCAGCAGGCCAGCCTGTTGCGTCGCTTGATCGGGACCTGTCCAAAGCGGAACGGACTCTCGTCAAAGCAACCCAGGCCTTTGAGCGGCAGAAGCAGCAGGTGAAGGCGCAGCGTGCCGAACTACAAGCTGCCGGGGTAGATACCAGAAACCTGGCGGCTGAACAGCAGCGCCTGCAAGCGGCGCTGCTTGCAACGACTGGGAAGGGGAAAGCGGACGCCGCAATCTCCTCCGCCATGGATACCTTCGGCGTAACGCGTCTGCGCGACTTGCGGGCGCAACTGATATCGCTCAACTCCGACTACAAGCGCCTGACGCAATCTGGCGTGCTTTCCGCAACGGAGCGTGCGTCGGCTGAAATCCAATATCAGGCACGGTTGGCCGAGACGAAGAGATCGATAAGGGAGATCAGCGGAGAGGCAGCCACGGGCGCTGAAGGCCTGGCTGCAATAGGCACGAAGCTGGCCGGAATTGTTGCAGCGGCCTACACCGTGCAACGGACCGCAGGTGCCTTTTTCGGCATTACCGACGCCGTTGGTGAGCTTGAGGACCGGATGCGTAACGCACTGCCCGTGCAAGAGGAATATGAGCGGGCACAGGCGCGACTGGAAGAGATATCCAAGCGTGTTCGCATCCCGCTTGCTCAAACCTCGGAGTTGTTCCTTGGCTCCGTTGGCCCGCTGCGTGAGATGGGTTTTTCAGCGCGCGCTACGGCAGACATGGTTGGCGCACTGTCCGCTGGTCTCGTGGCTAACTCGGTAAAGGGGCAGCGTGCCCAAGCGGTCATTGATCAGTTCAATAAGGGACTCCAGACCGGGGTTATTCGTGGAGACGCATTCAACGCAATACTCCAGAACTCACCGGCGCTGACTGATGCGCTTACCCAAGGGCTTGGTGTCACGCGTGCCGAGCTGATTCGAATGGCTAACGCTGGGGAGCTTACGACGGAGCGTGTGGTGTCGGCCCTTGGTAGTCAGTCCGAGGCGCTGCTCGCCTTGGCGGACAAGATGCGCGTCACCGTGGCGGATGCCCAGGGCACGCTTTCTGGGTCTATCGACAAGGTGGTCGAATCCATTGATAAGCTGCTTGGCCTATCCGCCCAGGCTGTCAAGGAGCTTGATGGGCTTTCCGCAGCTCTGGATTCAATCGCTAAAGGTGGAAAGGACGTCACGCCCATTCTTGACTCGTATGCGGAGTCGGTTCTAAAGCGCCTGGGCCTGTCCGGTCAAGCGCTTGAGTTGCTGTATGGCCAGTACAAGAAGTGGGAGAAGGGGGCGACCGAGGCGGTCGAGAATGTCAACGATGCAGAGCAACGTGCTGCCGATGAGCAAGAGGCGCTGAACGAAAGGATCCTGGCTGAAGAACGTGCCTATGCAGCCAGCTTTAATGCCATCAGCAAGGACCTGACGGTCAAGTTCAAGGACGCTCTTGATCAGCAGGTCGCCGCGCAGCGCAAGGCGGCGTCTGCGCTGTCGAAGGCTCGCAACGAGCAGCTGGAGACCGAGAAGCGCTATCGTGATGCGATGGATCGGTTGGGTGCCGGCGTGCGTGGGCCAGCCAGCTACGCCAACGCGCAGTCGTTGCAGTATGCAGCCAAGCAGGCGCTGGCCAGCGGAGATGTCGAGCGGGCCAAGAAGAACGCACAGGCCGCTCTCGATATGTTGCTGGACCTGGCCGAGGCCGGGGAAAACACCTACGGCTTCGCCGGATTCATTCAGAGCCTTCAATCCATCGAGCAAGAAGCAGATCAGATATCGGTCGCTAATGCTGAGCGCAGCTTGGAAGAGGCCACCAGAAAAACTCGGGAATGGAAGGCGGAATTTGAAGAGCTGAAGAACTTCAAGATCACGCCTAGCATCGATGACGCTGCGCTCGCCAAGGAAACGGAGAAGCTGAAGAAGTGGGCTGCGACGATTGGCACAAGTGTCACCATCGAGCCTCGGACATTGCCGAAGGACCCGCTTCGCGTGCCAGGGTCCAAAGACGAAGATGGCTATGTGCTGCTCAACGAAACGCCACAATTGCCGGCAGATTTTGTGCTGAAGGAAGTCGTTTTTCCTGAAGGCGAAAAGCCTGTCGTCGAGGCGGCCATCGTTCCCGTATCGATCGAGGCTGAATCGCCGCCGGTTGAGGTGACTGCTGCGGTTGATGAGCAGTCAGTCGCCGGGATCACTCAGCAGATCATGGACTTCGTTGCGACCTGGGCGAAGATGGCTGTCGTGCCAGTGCGGTTTGGCGGCGATGCCGCATTGCCAGGCGCGGTAACGCCTGATGGCTTCGCCTACGGCGGCTATACCGGCCCAGGCGGCAAATACCAGCCGGCCGGCATCGTCCACGCCGGCGAGCATGTGCAGCCGCAGGAGGTGGTGCGCGAGCCGGGGGCGCTGCATTTTCTTGAGCGCATCCGCCGCAACGGCTTCCGCGCCACGCTGGAGCAGATCCAGCGCCGCGGCTACGCCAACGGCGGCCCGGTTGTCCCCATGCCTCGCTTCGTGCCGCATGTGCCAGCGCCGAGCCAGGCGCTGTTGGATGCGGCATCTGGCCCAGCATCGGCTGATCCGAGTCGTGGCATTGTGAACCTGACGCTGCCGGGTGGTGACACGTATACGATGCACGCGCCAGCTGATCAATTTGACCTGTTACTGGCCCGGACTTCCCGAAAGTTCGGTCGAACTCACAAGGGGTGAAAATGGCGAGCAGATACCTGTTTTCGGTTAAGACTGATCACAACATGATTCGGCTACCGCACTTCGGTCCGTTTCTTACGGCCACAGAGGCGGGCCAAGCGGTGGATCGGCTCTTGGCGCGGTTTGAGGGCCTCACTGTGCAAATTCATGCCCTGCAGAATGCCGATATTTCCAGTGAAGAACTCCAGGAAAAGCTGAGGCTATGCAGCGATCAGGTGGAGGACGCCTGTTCGGAGGCAGGGCTTGTCTCTGTTGTGGAGCCGATTCGGCAGGTCGATGAGCTTCCTGGCGCTGAGCAAGCGGCGGAGCTGGCGGCAGAGATTGGGTTTGACCCAGCTGATCTTGGCTTCATGCTGACTGCCGAGGGTTATGTGTTGTTACGTGTGCACATGATCACGCCTGATCTGTCCAAGGCTATGACTGCAGTTCGTTGGCGCCGTCGTGAGTTGGCGGGCAGTAGTGAGGCGCCCGATGTTGTGATACTGACCATGCCTGTTCCTGCGCTTGCGCAATAGCCAAGCCTGTAGCAAATAGCGCTAAACCAGCCCCGCACCCGCGGGGCTTCTTGTTTCTGGAGCCCTGAATGTCCCGACCACGAATCATGCTCGGCGGTGTGCCGATCGTGCTGCACGCCGGTGCGCCTGAGGAAAGCATCGGGCCCATCGGCGGCTCGACCGTGCTGCGCATGAGCGATGGCGCGGGCGTGAAGATGCAGCACTGGCAGCGTTCGGCCGGCAGCATTTCCGGCTCCGGCTGGATGCCGCCCGGGCTGTCAGGGCTGGACTACTCGCAGCCGCTGGAGCTGCGCAGCACCAAGACCGTCAGCCTCGTCGGCGAAGGCCCGACTTTCACGCTGATGGGCACGCCGCGCCCGGACGTGGTGCCCTGGGCGCAGGCCCTGGTAGGCGGGGAGTGGGTAACCGCGCCCTGCAGCTACGAGGAGGGGGTGGTGACCATTCCGCTCGTGCCTGGCGCCACGCTGTACCAGGCCTGCTACATGCCGGTGTTCTCGGTGTTCGCCGAGCAGCCTTCGGAAACGCAAAGCGCCGGTACCGCCACCCACGGCTGGTCGATCAACTGGGAAGAAGCCTGATGCTCAACGGATCGCCCATCAACTCCACGCTGCTCAACGGCGGCGCTGCCACCCAGGCGCCAGAGCCGGAGTATGTCGTGCGCGGCCAGGCCTTCACCTGGGCCTTGCGCCTGCTGGTGGCCGGCGCGGACGTCACCGCGCAGCTCACCGGCACCGTAACCGTGGACCGGGAAGAGGGCGCCGCCGGCATCGCGTCGTTTGATCTGTTCATCGCGCCCGGCGCGCCGGTCACGCCGCCGGACTGGAAAGGCCGCAGCGTCACCATCGACTACATCAGCACCAAGGCCGGCACTACAATTGAGGCCCGGCGCTACACCGGCCAGATCAGCCGGGCCAGCTGGAACCCCATCACCCGTGTGTTGAGCTGCGAATGCTCGGACCAGCTGCAGCAGCGCGTCGAGTCCATGGCCATCGCCAGCATCGACGCCTTGGTCGGTGGCCACTGGTCGGCAGACGTGCTCGAGACTGTCGAGGGGCGCAGTCATTGGGACTACGCCCTGGAGCGCCTCAGCACCCGACCAGCCAGCCTGGAATGCTCGCCTGCCGGCGGGCTTCGCGTGACCAGCTGGTACGCCGTCGCGCCGCACTTTGTATTCGGGCCGGGGACCACGCTGTACCAGACTGTCGATCTGCAGGAGGCGGACCTTGATCGCACCGTCAACCGCGTCGAGATCGAATTCAGCTACCGCTATTCGCGGCTCTGGCAGCGCAACAAGAGCTACGCGTGGAAATCACCGGAGACCGGCCTCAATAGTGGCATCGGCGGCTTTTGCCAGTGGCGATCGAACTCCCACGAGTTGCCGACGAAAGAGATGATCGCCGACGCCGCGGCGGACAACGGCGAGACGGTACTCAGCCCCAACTACTACGACCTGCCGCCGACGATGGCCGACCCCTGCCTGGACGGTAACCCGTGGATCAACAACCAGCAGGGCCTGCTGCTCGGCGTGAGCTGGATCGGCGCCAGGCGCTGGGTGCAGACCGTGACCGAGACCTACCGGCTGGCCCTGGCCACCGAGGCCGGGCAGGGTGAGGGCTCGCGCATCGTCCAGCGCGCCGGCTACACACTCGACATCGACGACGACCGAACTGAGGAATGGACGAGCGAGCCGATCCTAGGCGGCGACAGCGGCTACAGCGACACCGATGACGAAGCCCGGCGCGATGCGGCGCTGACCGTCGCGCTGCACGCCGGGCAGACGCAGATCATCGCCGCGCACCGGGAAACGACGCTGACCTGGCAGGTGCCGACCAGCCTGGCGCTGGGCGTCGATCTGATTCACACGCTGGAACTGGCCGACCAGGGCGCGCACGCCATCGGCAAGTGCCGGCGCATTGTGGACCGCTTCGACCTGCTTGCCGGCGAGGCGATCACCACCCTCAGCATCGCCGTCATGCGCGGCGGCGGGGCGAGCGACCCGCTGACACTGCCCGACCGGATCGGCGCGCAGCCCCTGCCGCCACCCAGCGGCAGCACAACCACCTTGCCCACACAGCTTGGCGGGCGCCTCAGCTCGCCGGAATACAACGAGGACCTGCCGGGTTTCGCCGGCAACTACTCGTCCACCACCGCCGGGCTGCCGGTGTTCCCGCGCCGCATCGACGCCGTGACCGACGAGATCGCTGCAGAGGACCGCGACGAGCGGCAACTGGAGGCCGAACGCCTCTACCGCGTCGGCATCCCCAACGACAAATTGGAGCTGTAACCATGGCAACACTGCAACAGCAGCGGCAGGCCATCGCCGCCGGCATGGCCGCAAGCCGCGCCCCGACCGGGCAGGCAGAGCGCCAGGCCATCGGCGCCGCGATGGAGGGCAGCCGGCGCGCGGGCGGCCAGGCCATGATCGAGCGCCGCACGGGCAGGGCTGTAGCGGATGACATCAACAGCCTCGCGGAGTCGCGGCCACAGCGCAAAACCCTGCGCCCCATTGCCCCGGTCGGCGCACTGCCACCCACGCGCGGGCGCGGCGTGTACAAAGCGCCCCCTGCGGCGACAGGCGGCGCAGGCATTTCCTGGCCGCTGGTAGAGGGTGCCGGGGCGGGCGATGAGCCTGAGTTTGCGCGCACCTTCCATGACGCGAGTACCACCCTCGTGACCACCGACGGCCTGCTGCGACTGGAAGTGCTGCAGGTTAAGGCAATAGTCATGCACGATGCTAACGGCGAGGTCGGAGAGCTACGGTTCGCCAAGCGACCGCCGAAGGAGGGCGAGCCTTGATAGACCTCGACGTCTCACTACCTGATTTCGGCGCGTTCGGCTGGCCGCTGCATGGCTTGGTTCAGGGCAACGACTTGATACTCTCGAACGGCCAGTCGTTTTCACTGCGCCACACCCCCTTTAACGGGGACAACTGGCTGCTCACCGTGCCGGGGGCGCCAGGGGTCAGCCGGTCCCCTACCCAGGCGCAGGAAGATGAGGATAACGGCCTCCTGTGGCCGGTGGACGTGCTCTGCTGGGACGGCCACGTCCACGGCATGCCCCTTAGCGATATTTCTCAGTGCCAAGAGCAGGAGAATTTCAGCTACGTCTACACGGAGGGCGTAGGCCGGTGCTGGGTGGTGGGGATCGACAACGGCTCCGGCGCAACAGACACCGTCAGGGTCGAAGTGGGGCCGCTGCAGACGAACGAAGATACGCCGTATACGACAGCCCTGATCCCGATACCGGACGGGCTTAGCAGCTCGCGTGTGAGTAACCTCCGCGCTGTAGACGCCACGCCTGACGGATCCAGCGTGATACTCAAGAGCATGTCTGGAGACTTCTTCCTGCTTGAGCTGCAACGCGACGACGACCAGTGGGACTTCGCGCTCTCGCACATAGGCGCAGGACCTGGAGGGACCTGGACGAACACCGCGTACAGCATGCAGGACATGTACTACGGGGTCCAGATTGGCGCAGAGGTGACCGGGACTGAAATCCTCGACGGCGCCTGGAGGATTGACGAGGCCACCGGGACTATCGTGCCGGAGCCGGTGTGGGGCGCCGGGGAGTACCCGACCAAGACGCCGCGACAGACATTTTCGGCGGTGGCGACCAAGCTAGTCGCAGACACCCCGCAGCCTGACTCAGGGTGGACTTTGGGCTGGGTCATCAGGGAGGGCACCTCTCGCTGGGATGGCCGGCCCGGAGTCGTGGGCGCCTGGTTAGACAGCGACGGTACTCTGCGCGTGATGAGAGTCGAAGGCTCCATCGAGCTGGAGGTGTCAGGGGATATATCGGCCAGCGCCTCCGGGGAGCTGTACACGCAAAACTATTTGCCGTTCTACGAGGACCCCGTGCACGGGGAGGTCTACATCTCGGAGGTGTGGGGGCCGTGGTGGCCAGACAGGCAGAACAGTACGGCATCCGTGTCGGTCAGCATGCACTTGCGCACCACGGAAAGATCGACGTTCAGACTGCTGCTCAACGACGCCGAAATCGACCGCCTTGAGCTTGAGCGCGAGTGGCTACTGGAGACAACGGAGCCTGATCTCTACCTGAACGGGGATGTCTACCAGTACAGCGGCGCCAGCATGCACCGGATTTCGAGCACTCTCGGCAAGGGCCACGTCGTCACACGCCTGAAAATAGACGGCAGCGATGTCGTCTCTATATCCGAGGACACTTGGATAGGGATCAACGGTTCTAACGGCCGGCACGCGAACGCCAAGTCAGCCGCCATTGACGTATCCACCCCGGCAATCTGGACGGTCCCGGATATGCCTCCGAACATGGGGGCTACGCCTGGCGAGGTCAGCACGTTGCGCGTGGACCAGAATAGAGAGCGTATCGATGGATGGCAGATCGAGTACTCCTCGAAGCTCTTTGCCTTCGCGAGCAGGGTCGGGCTTACCGGTGACTGGTCGGTTAAGCCTGCGTCTTGTCCGACCGGCTTCGCGCCTGGGTCAGAGCGAACCGTGCCGGTGAGCGCTTTCTTCAGTCTCCGGGGCTCGTACAGCTCTCGGACGAGTGAGGTTGAGATTTCGCACGAGCACGGAGTTATCAACTGGATGTAATGAGGCCCACATGCAGCTATTCGTAAACAACTGGACCGGCACGCTCATGGCCGGCATCGGCGCCAGCGATACCGAGCTGGAAATCGACAGCGCCGGCGCCGCCCGGCTGACCGGCCTGGGTAGCGGCGACTACTACCTGCTGACGCTGGCGCGAGTCGAGGGCGGTCAGGAGGTTGCGTGGGAGGTCGTTATGGTGACCGCCCGTGCCGGTGCGATTCTGAGCGTCGAGCGAGGCCAGGAGGGCACTGCCGCGCTACCGTGGCCCTCCGGTACAACCCTTACCCTGCGTGTCACTGCCGGGACGCTGGCGGCCCTGCAAGAGTCCGGCGGTGGTGGTGAGGGCGGCGGTCCGGAGGTCACTTGGGGCTACGGCCCGCCGGAGAATGCGCCGCAGAGCATCGGCGATATCTATATCCAGAAACCCGAGGACCCTGACGTGTATGCGGGGGTCGCGTACCTCGGTTTCGATCCGTCCTTCCCCGGGGGCTGGGTTGGGCCGTTGAGCGGGGAAAGCGGTGGCGGCGGACCCGTAATCATTGAGGGTTACGGCCCACCGACTATCCCGCCGCCCGGGATGGGGGCAATCTACATACAGGCCGGCGAGGACCAGGAACTCCCCCTGTACCTCGCTGCCGGCGACGTCGAGAAGGACGACTGGGTCGGCCCGCTGGCCTCTTACACTGGCCGGCGTTACATCGAGATGGAGTCCCCCGACTCGACGCCGCTGCCGGTGTCGGTCGGCAGGGTGCGTGTCGCTCGCGCTGCGCAAGATCCGGCGGCGGTGTTCACGCTGCGCCTGCCCGCCGCCAATCGGCTGCGCAGCGAGTTCATGCTCGACTTTTCGGTCTCAGCCGTGGCCCATGCCGGAAGTACGCTCACAATCGCCGCACCAATAGGCTCGACAGCCTTATTCAGCATCTCAGGCCCCGCCACGGGGCACACGATCACATCGAGCGCCATCACCATGCCGATGCAGACGATGGAGCTGCGTGTGAGCTACTGCCGCGCCTACGACGGCCAGCTGCAGGTGCATGTGCTAGTCCAGCACCTCGAATCCTGACCCAGCCCACTCCGGTGGGCTTTTTTACGCCCGGAGCAACCATGCAGCCAGCAAACCACAATCTGCACATCGTGCAGGGCGCGACCCTGCGCGACACCCTTCGGCTGATGCAGCCGCGCTATGAGTACCGGCCCATCACTGCCATCGGCGGCTCACCGCTTCGGCTGACGGTAGACCATGGCCTGCCCGGACACTGGCTGGCGTGGGTCGAGGGCGCGAACGGCATGCAGGGCCTCAACCGCTCCCTGCGCGAGCTGCCGCACCGCGTCACTGTCGTGGATGCCGGGACGCTCGAAATCAACGCGCTCTCCGCGTTCGGCCTGGCGCCCAGCGGCGGGCAGATGATCTACAAGCCGCCCGTTGACCTCACCGGCGCCCAGGCCCGCATGCAAATCCGCTCCGGCATCGGCGGGGGCCTGCTGCTGGAGCTGACCACCGAGAACGGCGGACTTGCGATCACCGGCCCCGGCACGATCACGCGCACCCTCAGCGCCGCCGAAACCGCCGCGCTCACCTGGACCGAGGGCGTGTATGACCTCGAAGTCGAATACGCCGACGGCACCGTGCAGCGCTACCTGCAGGGCAAGGTCACCGTCAGCCGCGAGGTGACCACATGACCGTCGCCATCTGCGGTGATCCCGAGGTGCTGGTCATCGAGACCGGCGCCGAATACGCCGTGGCGCTGGAGCCGGAGGCCGAGACGCTGGTCGTCACCGCTGGCGAGCAAGGCCCGCCCGGGCGCAACGGCACGGACGGCGCTGCCATCAGCCCCGATCCCGACAACCAATTGACCAACAGGCCCAACGGCCTCTACGTCGCCCCCCATTCGTGGGAAACCAACCACTGGTAAACAGGAGGCCACATGGCCCAGGTCAAGTTCTACAAGGTCACCACGCTGCCCGGCAGCCTCGAAGCCAACGCCTTCTATTTCGTCGAAAACGGCGCCTACGCCGAGAGCTACCTGACCAACAACGCCGGCGTGGCGAAGGCAGTCGGCAACACCGCGATGATCAACGCGCTGATCGATGCCGCACTGGCCAACTGGTCCGGCGCGGCCAGCACCGTCTCCATCGTGGCCGACATTGCCGCCCGCGATGCGCTGATCGCCACCCTCGAAGCCAACGCCATGATCCTCGTGGTGGACGCCACCAGCGATGCAACCGTAACCGCCGGCTCGGCACTGTACGCCTACGCCGCGGACACCGAGACGATCTACAAAATCGCCGAATACGAATCCATGGACGTAGTGCTCCAGTGGAGCGACCTGCAAGGCGGGCCGACCAGCACGCCGGCGCAGATCGACAACGCCGTCAGCCTGGCCCACAGCCACGCCAACAAGGCCACGCTCGACGATCTGGGCGAGGACGCCGAAGGGCTGACATTCAAAGGGCAGGGCGTGAGCTCGCGCTGGGCAACCACTAACTGGTGATCGCATGGCCACAGTAAAGCATCACAAGGTGGTGGCCGCGCTGCCGGCTGAGCTGGAGCCCGATGCCATCTACTACGTGCGCGTCGGGCAGGGGCACGATGTCTACGTCACCAACGGCTCGGGCATGATCGTGGGCTACCCGGCCAACGCGGCGCTGGGCCTGGCCGGCAAGGTGGACAAGGTCGAGGGGCAGTCCCTGATGACCGATGCCGAGCGCGCCAAACTCGGCGGCATCGCTCCCGGCGCCACGGCGAACGCCACGGACGCCCAGCTGCGCGACCGCAGCACTCATACCGGTACGCAGGCGATCAGCACTATCGGCGGGCTACAGACAGCACTCGACGCGAAGTTGCCGTCGGCCCAGAAGGGCGCCGCCAGCGGCGTGGCCTCGCTCGATGCAAACGCAAAGGTGCCGCTGGCGCAACTGCCCGACTCGATCATTGGTCAAGTCGAGTACATGGGCACGTGGAACGCGGCGACGAACACGCCGACGCTGCCCACTACCCCCGCCGAGAAGGGCCACTACTACGTCACCAGTACGGCCGGCTCCCGGTTCGGGCATTCGTTCGAGGTAGGCGACTGGTGCATCAGCAACGGCGCCAGCTGGGACAAGGTGGACAACACCGACGCAGTGTCGTCGGTCAACGGGCGGGCGGGGAACGTCACCGGGCTGGCCGAGGCCACCGACCCGCGGCTCACCGACGCTCGCGAGTGGACGGCAACGACAGTCACCCAGACTGAGGCCGAAACCGGGACCGCTACTGCCCGCCGCGCCTGGACCTCGCAGCGCGTGCGCCAGGCCATCGCTGCCTGGTGGGCTGCCAGTGCGATGAAGACGAAGCTCGATGGCATCGCCGTCGGCGCTACCGCCAACGCCACTGATGCGCAACTGCGCGACCGCTCGACCCATACCGGCAGCCAGGCGATCAGCACCGTGACCGGCCTGCAGACCGCGCTGGATAACAAGATCAACACCAGCGAGCGTGGCGTCTCCGGCGGCGTGGCCACGCTGGACGAGTTCGCCCGCATTCCTCCCAGCCAGTTGCCGAGCTACGTCGATGACGTGCTGGAGTACGCCACCACGGCGCAGTTCCCCGCGACGGGCGAGGGCGGGAAAATCTACATCGCCATCAACCAGGGCACCGCGGCGAACCCAACCCGCCAGTACAGGTGGACCGGATCCGTCTACGCGGAGATAAACCCCTCACCCGGCACGACCGACGCGCTGGCCGAGGGCTCGACGAGCCTCTACTTCAATGAGTCGCGCGTCCGCAACACCGTGCTAACCGGGCTCAGTCTGGCGAGTTCTGCAGCAGTGGCGGCAACGGATAGCGTGCTGTCGGCGCTTGGAAAGATTCAAGCTCAGCTTGGCCTCAAGGCTCCGCTAGATAGCCCTCCACTGACGGGCAACCCAACGGCCCCGACTGCTGCGGCAAATGACAACAGTACGACTATCGCAAACACGGCGTTCGTGCGGGCAGCGATGGCATTGTTTGGGTTGGGGCATGTTAGCTTGAACATCCTACCCGGCAATAGTGCAGCGGACGGGGCGCCGGCCGGATTCTATAACACGGACGGGAACACGACGGGTCTGGGTGAGTTTTCCGCACTCAACGGCAGCATGTTGGTGCTTGCTCGGGGGACTGGTACAGCCAACCCTGGGGGGTGGCAATTCTGGCGACGCGGTTCAAGCGATCAGCTTCTAGTCCGCGGGTTCAGTGGCGGAACACCCGGCCCGTGGCGGACTTTGTACCACGACGGCAACTTCGACCCCGCCACCAAGCAAGACAAGTCCTCACTCGTCACCACAGCCACCAGCCGCACTCTGGCCCTGACCGACGCCTGGAACTACCTGCGCCCAAATACAACCGGAGCCATCACCCTGACCGTTCCGACAAACGCTGCGGTGGCGTTCGATATCGGAACGGAAATCACCATCCGCGCACTCGGTAACGTCACGCTTGCAGCCGCCAGCGGCGTAACCCTCAACGCCCCCTCTGGCGGAACACTCAGCATGACTGCCAGCATGACCGTGACGCTCAAGAAAGTCGCGGCGAATGAGTGGGACGTCATCGGCCAAACGGTGGCAGCATGATGCCCGGTGTGGTGGCGGGGTATCCGGCCTCGGACCTCCGCGTGAAAACCCTGACGGTCGGTAAGGACGCAAATAATCCGAGCTGGGGTTTTTTTGGGGTGCTCTACGGCAGCATATCCGACGACCGCCTACTGTGGCCGTCCGGCAGCTACATCATGAGCCTGTCCAACGTACAGCAAACACTAGGTTTAACGCTCAATATCCAGGGCCTTCCTGCGGGATTAACGGAGGCATCTATCGTGAGCGCCATTGCAGGATTGCGCATCGATACCGCAATGCTTTCGATAGAGTCGCGGCACGATCTGAGGATAACGGGGAGCCTGCTCTCCATTAGCTGGATAAATTCATCGATAGCATCCCCTATCGGCACGACCGTGGGTGCGACGCGCATTGTCGAGGTTTTGTACAGATAGCCAAATGTTCGCCGGCGGCAAATCGGCAGTCAGTCTTTCAACAGCTCGCTGCGCAGGCTCTGACTCCTGAATTTGCCATAACCGATCCCTGCCCGCACGTGCGGGCTTTTTTACGCCTGGAGAAACCCATGCCTCTCTCTGAAATCCGAGAGCGAGCCATTGCGCCCGCTCTCGCGATGCTGCCAGCCCGGATGAATAGCCCGCAGGCGGAGATCATGCTGCTCGCCATCGGCCTGCAGGAAAGCAACCTGACCCATCGCCGGCAGATCGGCGGCCCCGCACGTGGGCTGTTTCAGTTCGAGCGTGGCGGTGGTGTGGCCGGCGTGCTGCGTCACGCCGCGAGCCGCGATCACGCGCTGCGTGTCTGCGATGCCCGAGGCGTGCAGCCGGTGGCCGAGCAGGTCTACCAGCAGCTCGAGCATGACGACGTGCTGGCCGCTGCCTTCGCCCGTCTACTCCTCTGGACCGATCCGCATGCGCTGCCGGCCGAGCATGATGCGCCAGGCGCCTGGGATCTGTACCTGCGCACATGGCGCCCGGGCAAGCCTCACCGGCACACCTGGGATCGGCACTATGCGCGCGCGGTGCGTGAGGTGGTGCGGTGACCGCCTGGATGAAGTTGGTGCCGACCTCGGCGTGGTGGCTGCTGGCCCTGGTGGTGGTTGCCGGCGCGCAGCAGTACCGGGTGATGGGTGCGCAGCAGGATCACGCCAGCACCAAAGCGGAATGGTCCGAGCAGCTGCGCCGCACCGCGGAGGCCAATGCAGCCGTCATCCTCAAGCAACAGACCGATCGCTTGGTGCTGGAAGCGCGCCTGGGCATCCTCGACACAACCTCAACCGAGAAACTGACTCATGCACAAGCTGAAAATGACCGCCTGCGCCGCGAGTATTCTGCTGCTGACGATGAGCGTCGCCGGCTGCGCATCGAGGTCCGCGTCGCCCGCGCCGACGCCATCGTGTCCGCCGCCACCAGCGCCGGCAGCCTGGGCGATGCAGCCAGCGTCGAACTCAGTGCAGCAGCTGGATCAGCTGTTTGGGATATCCGAGGCGGAATGATCAGCGACCGGGAGAAGCTGGGTTATCTGCAGGAGTGGGCGAGGTCGGTGCGGGCAGGCGAGTAGGAGGTCACAGCGCGCCTTCGCCTCCACCTGTATGGTGGGATAACCCAATCAAGGAGGATATATGGGAAATCTGATCATCAATCGCAAGCCAGGCCAGCGGATATTTCTGTCGCCAGAAACCGAAGCGGATGCCGCCGAGCTGTATCGTCAGCTCACCGAGGAGGGCATCTGGCTTGAGCTGTATCACAGCCGAACGCCCGGACAGATAGTGGTTTGCATCACCGCGCCGCCGGCGCTCAATGTGGCGCGGGAGGAGCTGTTGCAGGCGGACGCGGCGCGCAGCTAACCCATTCACTGGATGGCGATAGGGGTATCATGTACCGCTTTGCTTGGGGGGTTTATGCTGCTGTTGCGCATGAAAGGCGGGGTGACATATATGCTCGATCGCCAGGTCGGTAGCTCGAGCAAGCATGGCATCTGGGAATTCCATCGATCCGCCAGCTCCTTCATGAATCCGCCGGACTATACCCCTTACCGTCATGCCGCTGTTTCGCCTGCTGAGCCGAAGGTGGGCGCGACAGTGCAGATGTCGATTTGCAAGCCGAACACCCCGGAATCGGACTGGATACCCATCGGTGAAGGTGTTGTCGCCCTCTATACCGCGGGCCAGTGATCCTGATCCGGCTCGGCTAGTTGCTAACGCGCTCGGCACAGCCATGACTGGCCGTACGCAACGCCATCGATCAGCTCAACGCCGGTCACTATGAATCCGTTCGGCGCCATCGAATGTACTTCTGCGTCGTATAGCCTTCCCAAAGGCCCGTCATCCGGCGAGCCTGTTGATATGAAGGCTACCCGGCAAGACCTGCCGAACTCGCGTGTTGGCTGGTGCTCTATGCGCAGGTCACCGTCGATTGGCTTTGCGTGCTGCAGCTCCTTTTTGTCACGGGGTGCGCCTCGTTCGCGCAAAGGGATGACTTGGAAATACGGGTATTCGGAAAAGGTTGTTGATTAGGCCTTTTCCATAGGGTTCTACATTTCACTTTTCCCAACGGAAAAGATTGTTGACATACCGCCTTCACCGGGCTACCTTCCACTCGTCGCTGTAAGTCCAGCGACCTGGGATTGGCCTCCCGGAACTACAGGCGGGGACACAACCGCCGCTCACGAGCGGTTTTTTTGTGCCCGCAGCATGGCAGCACCCTTTATGGGCGGGCCGTGTGTGGCACTCGCAAGAGTGGCCGGTTCCTGTAGCCGGTAGGCCAACCCGCACGGTTCCGCTCACCCGATTGGCCTCGGGAAGCGGTGATAAGCCTCTACAGGAGTTCCACCATGAACACTCTCGCCTTCCACAACACCCAGTTCGATATCGTTGATCGCAGCGGCCAGCCGTGGCTGAGGGCAAACCAGATCGGTTTGGCCTTGGATTACTCGGACGGCAAGGCCATCCAGCGCATCTACGCTCGTCACAAGGACGAGTTCACCGATGCGATGACAGGGGTGGTCAAGTTGACCACCCCATCCGGCGACCAAGAAACCCGAATCTTCTCCCTGCGTGGTGCCCACCTGCTGGCGATGTTTGCCCGCACGGCGGTGGCCAAGGAGTTCCGTCACTGGGTGCTCGATGTGCTGGAAGGCGAGGCCGAAGCCCCTGCCAAGGCGAAGCGCAAACCAAAGCTGTTGCCCAACGGGCTGACCGGTGACCAGCAAGACGCCATCAAGGCGCTGGTGAAGGCCCGTGTGGAAGAGCTGCCCGAGAGCAAGCGCGCCAAGGCTGCTATCACCTGCTGGTCATCGCTGAAGTCCAAGTTCGGCTGCACCTACAAGGAGATCAGCCCGGAGCAGTTCACCGATGCCGTCAGCCTGATTGCTCGCGTGGTGCTGGAGGGCGAGTGGATGGGTAAGTCAACCGCCTTCTCCGACATCATCGGGCGCCCACTGACCCGCATCGAGCGCTGGATGGTTTACACCGATTTCGAGGGTAACGAGCAGTACAAACCGATTCCCTATGACGCCTGCGTGATGACGCATCGTGAGCTGATCCAGGCGATGGTCACCCCAGGCGACATGCCTGTCTCAACCGAAGAGATGTTCGAGTTCGCCATGGCTGCCTTGGCGAACCTCAAGGGCCGTTCTGACTACCAGGCCAGGCAGTTGAAACATCTGACCGATAAGAAGCGCCAAGGAGGCAAGCAGTGAACGCCCCTGCCACAATGCTGCATCCCCTGAAGGCCCAAGTCCTGGGCTTTCAGGAGGAGGATCACGACTACCACTTCCAGGTGGAGTATTCCGACCCGCCTGCCTGTCACAGCTGCGGCACCATCGGCCAGATCGTCCGCTTCGGCAAGAAGCAGGTGAAGTACCGGGATGTGCCCATGCACGGCAAGCGTGTGACCCTGTGGGCCGTACAGCGGCGCTTCCAGTGCAAGAGCTGTGAATCGACCTTCACGCCGAGGTTCGACGAGATGGCCGAGGATCACCGCATGACGAAGCGGTGCTACGACTACATCATCCGCAAGGCTCTCATGAGCACCAACGCCAAGGTGGCCGAGGAGATCGGTTTCGATGAAGGCACGGTGCGCGGCGTTATCAAGGCGTACTGTAAGGTCAAGGAATACAGCTACCGGCCAACCCTGCCGCGCATCCTCGGTATCGATGAGCTGTACCTGAACCGCCAGTTCCGGTGCGTGCTGACCGACATCGAGCGCGGCACCATCATCGACATCCTGGAGTCGCGGCAATTCGACGTGCTCTACAACTACCTGGCCAACATGCGCGGTCGGGACAACGTCCAGATCGTCTGCCAGGACATGTGGAAGCCTTACCGCGATGTGGCGTCCAAGCTGTTCCCCAGGGCGGCTATCGTCGTTGACCGCTTCCACATCCAGCGGATGGCCAACGAATCGCTGGAGGTGCTGCGCAAGGGCATCAAGAAGGATCTGACGCAGCACCAGCGCAGGCAGCTCAAGGGCGACCGCAAGCTGTTGCTGATGCGCCGCCGTGACCTGAACCCGATGAACGAGTTGGTCATCCACACTTGGCTGGATCAATTCCCCGAGCTGGGGGTGGCCTACAAGCTTAAGGAGGCGTTCTTCGATATCTGGGAGTCAACCACTGAGCCTGAGGCGCGACAGCGTTACAGCGAGTGGCTGGCCATGATGCCGGACAGCCAGAAGGCTCATTGGAAGCCCTTGGTCACAGCCATGACCAACTGGGAGAAAGAGATCTTCTCGTACTTCGGGCCGGCACAGCGCAACACCAACGCCTTCACCGAGTCGATCAACCGCTCCATGCGTGACCTGAACCGCGACTCCAGGGGCTTGTCCTTCGAGATGTTCCGGGCCAAGACCCTGTTCAGTCTGGATCACAAGGTGACCAGACCCAAGCCGAAACGGGAATCACCTTTCGCGGGCTACACGGTGATGAAGGACATCTTCACCCTGGACGAGTCCGAGTTACCTATCGATCACGGCGTGCCCATCGAGGCAGTTATCCGGGCCATCCAAGGCCTGCGCTAACCACGCCCCATCAACACACCCATCAATTTGAGATTTTGGGTTCGGGAAGTCCTGTATCAACAGGATTTTCCGAATACCCGGAAATACATGGCGGCTCACTGATTCTGTACATGCATACAGTATCAGGCGGTGAAGAAGCCAATCCAGCGCTCGCAGATCAGCGGCTACAGCACCGGATCGCCAATGCGCTCGATCAAGTGTGCACCCTCGTTCCGCACGTTGCCGACTGCAGCAGGGACCGGATACCAATCGAACTCCTCAACGCCAAGGCTGTGTTCCAGGGCGATATCTTCGGCCTCGTCGGGTGACAGCTCTGGGTCCAGCCAGTGCGCGGCGCACTCCGCAGGCAGCACCAGCGGGCGGCGGTCGTGAATGTCCAGCATGCCGGCGCCGCTTGAGGCGGTGATGATCACGAAACCGTCACTTTCTCTCGGCTCCAGCATGCCGGCGCCGCTTGAGGCGGTGATGATCACGAAACCGTCACTTTCTCTCGGCTC